GAACCGCGACGGCATCTATGCCAAGGATGTTCCCAAGGTACAGATCGACGGCAATGAGATTATCGATGGAACGATCCGCGGGATCTTTGTTCGCAACGTCAACACGACGACGACCGATCATGTGACGATTACAAACAACTATGCGGAAGGCTGCGGCAATAGCGGCCTCGAGCTTAATGACGCGGACCTGGTTGTATGCGCCAATAACATGTGGCTGGACTGCGCCTCGCGAGGGGCGGTGTTCACCAATTGTGATGTGATCAACCATACCGGGGATCTATCGGATCGATGCAGCTCAATCGGCATCTACTATCTGAACTGCACGCACATCACTGGCAATGGCGTGACGGTCTATGATGCGGGACAAGGGCTTAGCAACCGAAGCGGTTTCCAAGTCGACGGCTGTACCGACTTGAAGTTGACCAACTGCCATGCGCGGATCCGTTCTGGAACGGCGATGCAGTATGGCATCAACTTCAACGGGTCGGGCAATTCGCAGATCCAGCTCACGTCTTGTGAGTTTGAAGGCACGGTGACTGATGTTACCGGGACAGCTCCATCAAATATCATTTGGACCGATTGTATCGCAGACATTCAAGCGGGCTTCGGTCGGAAGGATCGGAGCATTAGCGGGACAACGTTGAACGCGAACCGCTGGGATCGTCACCTCTATGTTGGCGCGGGAACCATTCGGACGATTGCGACGACCAACACGAGATCTGGGCAATTGCTTTTCTTGACGTTCTCCGGAACGGTGACGTTTGATCACGGTTTCGATAATGTCTTCTGCAACAATGATACCGATCAGGTCTGCGGCCCTTCAGGAAGTGGTAACATTCTTAGTGCCTGGGCCCGGCGCACCGGAAACAATTGGATCATCCAGACTTAGAGAGGCGCTTGATATGGGCGGCAGCGATAGCGTGGGGTTTCACATAGATGCGGATCAGTTCTTTGACCTGCGCTACGCTCCAACCCATCACTCCGGCGATTTCCTCTTCTGGAATGCCCGCTTCGACCAAGACGGTTGCATAGGTATTCCGGAGCTGGTGAGCGGTGGCAGCAATGCCCAAGACCTTCGCCCTGTCGTTTATGAGCGCAGAGACAACACGTGGCTTGCACGGTCTTCCGTCTTCTTTGGTGAGCATATATGGCTGCAGTCCATGAGAGGATCTGAGCTGTCTGTTTTTGAGCTCGGTCAGGAAAGTCCGCCCCTCCAATGTGATTGGTATGACGGCCGTTCTGTTACCCTGACCTTTTGAAGTTCGAACAATCAGATAATCTTCCTGCCAGGAACTCCACCTTATAGCCGCCAGATCGCTTACGCGCAGTCCGGTAAGCATACCTAGTCTAAATGCGTCTTCGGCCTTCCTGGGGCAATCTGAGAGGAAGTTGTTGATATCGTCCTGCGACCAAGGTTCCTTCGCTTCGCTCTTCTGATAGAGCGCTTCGGTGTTTGCCGCTGGATTGTGTAAGATCTTGCCTTTGCGGTGAGCATACCCAAGAGCAATGCTGAAAGACGATACGTGCATGTCCGCGGAGCGGGGTGCGGTAGCACCAATCTCTTCCTGCCAATCGATGATCTCGCCCCGGAATTCTCGGGACTCGATACGGTCAATGCTTGTGGATCCAAACCGCTTACGTGCGGCAGACAGGCAGCGGCTATAGTCAGCGCGTGTCTTGCTGGCCAGTGACAGAAACTTAGGGCTCTCGAGATACGCATCGATCAGAGCTGCGCAATCGCCTGTGGGATTGTCGACGGCATCGAAGGCGTCGGTGAAGTCTTTGGGATAGGGCGCCTCGATCAGAGCGGCCGATGACCAGAAGCGCTTACCTGTCGAGATCGCATAGTAATAGATGCGAGGGCCTGACTTCAGGGTCTTGTGCGCGGTGCGGAAGTCTGAGCGTTTCATGGTTTCTCCAATTGGGAATGATCGCAGCCACAAGGAACGGCATTTGGGTAGATCTCACGATCTATGGCTTCAGCCTCTTTGTAAGAAGGCAAAGCGTTCACGGCGTCCCGGCACTCAGGGCAGCAATTGTCGAGCTTGAAGCTCTCTCGATAATAAGATCCGAAGGGCGCGCCTGTAATGAACTGGGTCAATTTGCAGCGCCACCCAAAAAACCGCCGCATAAGCGGTTTGTCCTTGCATCCCGGTATAAGTAAAAACACGCGTGGCTTTCTGCAGAGCAGATGCTGATCCATTTTTGATTTCTCCTGGTTGCCGGTCTTTGGGGGACCGAGCCTGTTACATATGGATTGAATGTGGCTTATTCAAGAAAGTCGAACATTGAATAAACCCGGCGAGACGTGGCTGCGCTCTTTTTCATTTTGGCCACGACTTCTTTGACCTGGTTAAAGTCGTCAGGGTCCATGTCTTTTCGGACGAGTAGATCGATCAGCTCTGCCCAATATTCCATGAGATCAGCATTGGACTTGTTGAGAGACAGGGAAGCCTGAAGCGGGGATCTATTTGTCACCGTCACCTCCAGCAGCGAGGAGCATGGCGGTGAAGACCCGTTCTGCATTTTCAGGATCAGGGTAGCCGCCGAAGCCTGCAAGCACACTGCCAGCCTCGACCATTTCTGCACTCGGCTCCATAAGCGCTTCTATAAGGGCCTTTTCGGCGGCTTGGGCGCGGGCGATATACATGGCTTTGACCTCATCAGACAGCGCCTGCCACTTAGTGATCGAGGGAAAATGGTCACTTTCTGCCTGCCGGATCGCCCTCGCCACTGCCTCTGTTCTAGGATTGGTCATTGGTCGAGTTCCTTTTTCAGGATCGCGATGTAGGCTTGCTTGATCATCCACTCAGGGACGGTTCGAAAACAGGCCCATTCATATTGAGGGTCATCCTCGTCGGTCGGCCTGACCCCAGCACCAAGACGGCCATCAGAGCTGATTGAAAAGATAGGCGTGCGCCATTCATCGTTCTTTTGAGATTTAGTCATTGCTCTGCCATCCTTCTGAAAGCCATTCGTCGTGCCAGCGGAAAAAGCGATCCGGTAAGCGCTTGGTTAGGCGGTAAAGCCAACCCTCCCACCAATCGAGATAGTCGATCTGACCAGTTCGAACGTAATGGACCAATAGGCCGTCGCGCTTTTTCGTGACTTTGAAAACTGGTAGCTGTTCCATCAGCTCTTCCTCTCTTGGCTAGTGGGAGGGGTGGTGAGCGCACCGCAAACGTCAGCGATCATCATGGCGAATATAGCGACTTCGGCGGTATCTAAGCCGCATTGTGCTTTTGATACTCCCATACGGGCGTGCTCATCCATCTGGCGAATGTAAACCTCCATCCCCTCTCGGAGGTCTTTGGGATTGCAGCTCTTCCAACTACTCTTACTGGTAATCGCGTCACGCTCTCGTAGGCCGGTTTCCATCAGATCGGCGAACGCTTTGACTTCCGGCCTCCACTCGTCACGCGATGCGAGGGCGGACTTGAGGGCCTCTATGTGCTTATCGCGGTCGCGATAAAAGTAAGTCCCTTCCATGTAGTTCCACGTGCTCATTTGAGGGTCTTCTAGCCATTCGAGAACTTTTTGCGCGGCCTCTCGCACCAACCCTGACACCGGGGCACTCTGTGTGGCGTGCTCGTAGGCTTGCTCTGCTTGAGGTTCGATCTCTTTTAAAGCTTCGGCGGCTCTGAAAAAGGCCTCGGCATGATCGATTTTGGAATGAACATAAGGCGTTTCAGTATCGCCTGAACACGAGGCGCAAACCTCTAATAATTCTTCGTCAAAAGGTGTTACGGGCTCGCCCTCAGAGAGCACCTTCTTGCATTTGGTACAGCGCTCGTATTCGTGAATGTCGCCTTCCGTGAATTGGCTGATTGTAGCCATGCCGGGGTCGATGCGACCAACCTTGAGCTGGCTTGCGCGCTCAAGATCACCATCTTTGATGGCGGCGACGTAGGACCATATTGCTGTCGATACTCCCGCGTAGATTTCATCCAGAAGGTATTTGGCTCTATCCACACTCGGTGTGGCGAGGGCTTGGCGGGCGATTTCGCGAGACCACCACATATCAAGCGGAAACGTGACAAGCTCATCAGACTTTTCACAGCGCTCGGTGATTGTTGTGTTCGGATCAGCGATCTTCTCCAACGCTTCCCGCAGTTCGCTCTCACCACGCGGCTCAATGAGCTTGAGTTCGCCGCTTGAAATCTCGTCAGGCGTGAAAGATGAACGCAATGTGTCGAACGCCATATTGAACTGCTCAGTGCTATAGTGCGCGTTGAAGTCGTGCTTTCGCACAACAACAAGTAGGGCCTCTCTCAAGCTATCCATTGTTTCGGGCCTCCTTCATCGCGAACTGGGCCATTCTCATTCCCTCCAGAAAGGCGATACAATAAAGCTGTTGGGGGTTTGATTTGTGCATGTTCCGTTGAATCGTCGGGCCAACCAGATGCCAAGCATCGCTCATATTCACCCGAAGGCGCTCGAAATGAGTGACGGGAACCAATGGAACTTTGTCAAAGACGGTTATGTATCTCTGCTTCTTAGGCATCTCGGCCTCCTTCGTCTGAGGGGTGGGTGGCGAGCTTGCCAAACTCAATCAGGAACTCAGAACAAGCTGAAAGCCAGTCTAGCGGTTCAATGGTTTGTTCGAGTGGTGGGTACTTTGAGAGCCCATTCCACTCATCGGCGGCGCCTGATGTCAGATCACGTTGCTCGGTGCGCAAGAGGCGAAGGTCCGCGCGCTTGATTTCTGGGTGCTTAATGTCCGATAGCTGCAGGCCAAAACGAGCGCAAACAGCCTCCTCAACGCGGCTCTCAATCACCTTATAGTCGGGCAAAAGCTGTTTCAGTGGACCAACTATGTCGCCAATATAGGCTTCCGCAGCATCATGCATGAGGGCGGCAAATTTCAGTTCGTCCGGAACAATTGAGCTTACTAATACCGAGTGCTGAGCAACGGAGTAGAAGTTGAGAGCCTGACCACCGAAGCGCGCAGTCTGCGACAGCCCCTGAGCAATATCCTCAATATGTATCATGTCCGGTTGCGGGCTCAAAAAGTCGAAGTAGCGACCCGTCTTGAGAATGATTGTTGCGCCAACGACGCCTGTTTTTGACTTTAAAGTTTGTGCGGTGGTCATGACCCCGTCTCCCCTGTGGCTTGGCTCTTATGCCGTTCTGTGAAGGCAGCTGCGGCGCGAAGAAGCCCGAACTCAAGCTCCGTGGCGCAGGTGTCTTCGTCGTCAAGTCCGTGGATTTCGTCGCGCTCTAGCCAAAAGCGAGCCAGCTTTTCTATCGGCCCAATCACTTCAAGCGCTTTGTCTAGCTCTGCGCGGAGGGTGGCGTTTTCGTCCAATTGCCGGGAAATGACTTCCCACGCTTCGTTGTCGAAGTCGGCGTCTTTAGTCTGGCCGGTATCACGCAACAGCTCGATTTTGTTTCGAACAATCCAATAGATGCGCTTTCGTGCGGCGATCAGTGGCATTTCACCCTCAGCCAATCGCTTCAGTTCGTCTGTATTGGTCATTGGTCGTTGGTCTCCCTAATCGAGAGGGATGGCGCAGAATGAGCCATCTGGTGAAATGGTTTTGCACTGAAGCTTGCTCGGTGCATCGTCCGGATTATCATTGAGCTCATAGTAAATGAGCGCAGCGACGGCAGCGCCGAACACGCCCCACGCTATGTTCTCGCGATCAATCTCAACGCCATTGATCTTGGCGGGCATAGATTGGCATCCCGCCAAAGCCAGTGCCGTTGCTGCGATAGCAATTCGTTTCATTTCTTTCTCCTGGGTGATAGCGCCAAGGCCACGCAGAGCGCGACCAAGACGGCAGACATAAGTAACAGCCCATTCCCCGCCATTAGGCTGAGCTCGCCATTCCACGTGCGGCGAACTTGATCTCCAAGATCTTTCTAAGCTCAACCATCTCTTCAAACATCAAGCCAACGCGGCGCTCGTCTTCGGGATCCACTTCGCCACCCTCGGACATGACGTTGAGCAGTGTAGAAAACACGTGATCGGCGCCAGCCATGTAGGCGCTGAACGCACGCTCCTGCTCTTCGAAAGGCTCGTCGACCAGCCCCGTGACTTTCAGAAAGGCGGCAAAGCCAGCCATGACGACATGACCAGATTGGAGCGCGCCAAGCGTGAGCTTCTGCACGGCCTCTTCGATGATCTTCTCTTTGTTTTTCGCTTCGCCCATTGGTCTAATCCATTTCCATTTCTATAGTGAGTACGCGCACAATCCGGTTCGGTCTGCCAAGTGCGGTGCCGGTGCGCTCTAGTTGAGTGCGGGCGTCCTGCAGGGACGTAATCTTGCGCTTTGATCGGTTCCAGTAATCCCCGAACTTTATATCAACGCGGTAGTGCTCTTTGGTATTCTGAGCGACGGTATCGATGATAGCCTGAGTGATTTCCTGGGCTGTGCGGAACGGCGTGCCTTCTTCTTCAAGAAGCACATCGTTTACGATTGCGAATATCTCTTCTTTCATGCCGCTTTGACCTTGGTAAGATGTTCGAATTGACCTTTGTAGGTCTTGCTGACGTCCTGCGGCAGGCAGTGGCGAACACCAATGAGATTGTAGCCAACCTCTGCGGCGAACCGTGAAGCCGCTTCAACATCAGCCCCAAAGGCGCGGAAGGTCAATGTGATGTTTGCCCCGTGATAGACAACCATCCATTGCTTGCGTCCTGGATCGCACACGGGCTCTGCAGCGATCTCTTGGTGCATGAGGCGGGCGGTGCGCGCAGGGTCCGCGATCATGCCACCTTCTCGCACGCCCCGCTTCATGGCCTGAAGCGCCAAGCGCTCAATTTGTTCCTGCGTTAGCATCAGCCTTCCCCCTTTAAATAGTCGCGCGCTTCGATAACCGTATCAATGAAGTCAACCTCGGGATGCCCCACCTCTTCGATGCGCCAAATTACTCGACCATTGTCTGTTTTACCGGCGCAATCACCTTTGATATTCGTGAGCCTCTTAAGCAGGTCATCGGCAGTTTTGAGGCGTGCCTTAAGCTTGTCCATGTCCATTTCAATCGCTTCGTCTATGCCGTCGCCCTCAAAGCCTTCCTCGGCAAGAATGTTGAATAGGATGTCCGCCGCCTGTTTTAGGTCACGCGTGATATTGCTTTGAGCGCGGCTGGCTTGCCTGCTACCGGATCGCGCCTCCGCAATGCATCGGCTGATGTCGATCAGTTTCTTTTTAGTCGGCTCTTTCATTATTCTCTCCTGGATTTGTCGAGGCGGCGTATCTCGCCCCGGCGTTTCTGAATTTCAATTTCGACCTGGTTGTATTGGGCTCGAACCTGGTCCCAGATCATGCCCACCTCTTCGAAAATTATCTCAAGGTGGGCAATTTCAGATTCAATTTCCTCTTTATTCCTGCTCACTTTTCAGATCTTTGGCGAGCTCTTCATAAAGCAAGTTGAATGTGGTCGGCACGCCTTTGCCATCGTACCAAGAGCACGATTTACAAAGCGTATGAATGGCGTCGAGGTCATCAATGTTGTCGGCTTGGCGCATGGCTTTTTTGCCGGCAAGCTTCGAAGGAAATGCGTCGGCCATGTCCTCTTCAGGCTCTTCCTTCGGTTCCTCTTTGGGCTTGGCGACGGTCTTTGTTTTCGCCTTCGGCTTCGGAGTATCCTTTTCTTCTGGTTCCGGCTCCGGTGCCGTGCCCTTGGCTTCTTCAGGAATGTCGTCACCCTCGAGCACGTCAGTTACATCTTCCGCTTCGGCCTCTTGGCTGTGCGGCTCCTCTTCAACCACTTCGGCTTCAATGGCTTCAGGCTCCGCGACAGTTTTGCCGGTCGAGAGATCCAGAATGTTGCCACTATTGGCAGGCGGTGCCGGTGGCAGGGTGTTCTCGCTGGTCTCAGATCCTGGAAGCTCATACATTCCATCGTCGCGCTGAATGAGATCGAGCACATCGGTTGAAAGCGGTGCGCGCTTAGCGAGTCGACGCAGCACTGTCTTCTTCCACATCTCGCTTTCGAAAGGTCCATCCCAAGGCCCGTTCTTGGCGCGAGAAATGTTCTTAACCGCCATGACCTGATCACGCCCCATAAGCTCGCGATAGATCCCGCCGTCTTTGGTTTTCAGAATAGCGTAACAGGCAATCATCTTGCCGCGGTTCTCAGCAAGCGACGGCCGGTGCATGATCCGCTCTTCATCGCCAAGCTCATAGTCAAAGTCGTCGGCATCATAGACGACCTGGGCGGACAGAGACGCCACTTCGCCAGACTGGCGCATCATCTTCAAGATCCCGCCAATCATCGGCATGTACTGCGCCGTCGCTAGGGACCGGGTGATGTTGTCTGAGCACTTAATCTTTGTGTTGAAGACAACCAGCGCCGCTTCTCGGCCGTCTGGAAGCAATCCGTCTTTGGCTGCGGCAAGTGCCGACGACCATACTGACTGAGGGTTCTCGCTGACCGCGCGCAGCAAATCTTGATTGGTGCCAATGGCACTCGATAGGATCCGCTTGAAGCGATCGGGGGATACGTGGGCAGGCAGCGATGCTGCGAACTGTGGAGAGGCTTGCTCGAGCGCGCCCTTCCAGTTTTGGCGCACGGCCGGCGCCTTATTGGTTTTGGTTAGATCGTTCACTGTATTCTCCTTGTTAACTCGGTGATTTGAATTGAAGGCCAGCAAGATCGGCGTCTTCGATCTCAATGGTTGGTTCGATGTGCGACCAAGGCTCATCGAGGCCGAACTTGTCTCGCAAAACCGCATAGTTCTTTAGGCCCTGGTCGACCTTGATTGCGGCTTCTTCGTACACAATGCCAATCGGTTTGTGCCAGCGAGGAACGACGATAGGCGCTTTGCCCGCTTTATCGTCTCGGACCTGAAAGAACAGCCAAACCCAAACCCACTCATCAACGGCCGCGATAGCTTTGAGGCGTTCATCGATATCGCTCTGAGTGGACGGGTCCATGTCATCTGGAAAGAAGACGTTTCCTGCGGCAACATGATCGCGCACGGCTTGACGCGCTTCATCATAATAGCGCCGCTGAATATCGTATTCCATCTCTTCGATCTGCCGGCGAGGCATGTCCTGGATCGTTCGGCCCTTCCAGTTAGAAAGGGTCTTGAGGTCCAGCGTGAAGCCCTCGTTTAGAGAGTCGAGACGGCCGCGCAAAAGAATGTCCGGATACTCTTTGCGCATCCAGAACACAGAAACTTCAGGGATCCCGATCTTCAGACCATCTGCAACCGCTGGTTCATTTTCCACCATCTTTGCCATAGCGCGAAGCGCGCGGTCCTGGCGGGCTTGGATGGGGATCTTATTGAATAACTCCACATCCTGCGTGTGCTGGGCCTTGATATGATCCCAGACGCGGCCACCAAGATTGTTGTCGACAGCGATCTGAACAATCTCAGCTTTGCTTAAGCCGGACTTCACATGGATATCAAGGTTCTTGAGATAATCAGTGATCTCTTTGCCAGACTTCAGCACGCCCGGATAATCCAAGGGATCTGGCTCAATTGTGAACCGGGCCTGATAAGCCTGAGATCCCTCGAGCATCAAAGCGTGTAACGCCTGGCCTAGTATCAGGTGCTTTTCTCGCGCTGGCGGCTCATAGTGCGGATTGTGCCGACTGCTGTACCACCAATCAAAAGGCGCTCTGAGCAACTTCTTGATGTCTGACGATCCCAAAGCGTCAATACCAAAGTATTCAGATTCGGGCATGTCGATGTAAACGCCTGGCTCGATCATAGTGGTAGCCCCCATTGGTCCATTGCGGCGATTGAAAACAGGATGTAGCCGGCCGTGATCCAGAACATCAGAGCGATATAAACGAAGCACTGCCTCAGATAGTGAGCAAACATCACATTGTATTTGTCACCAATCTGAAAGGCTTTGGCGTAATACTTTGCTGCCGTCATGCAGCACCCGGTTAAGAGAATGCCGTAAAGCAGTGTCGATAGAACCGAAGCGAGAAACATCATTTTGAAAGCCCCCGCTTCATGATTTCCAGCATCTCTAAGGCCAGCGCTTTATTGATACCGCTATAAAATTTCAACTGATCGTCGGTGTCGAAACCGCCGTTTGCCGAAACGAAAGAAATAGCTTTCAAGAAGATGTCTACCAGATCTTGGCCGGTCATTTGACCGTCTCGGTCTTTCGCCGAAACAGCGATCAAGACGCTGACAGCATTCGAGGCAACACATGTGCTGCAAGTGCATCCGGTGATGTTTGAGTGAATTTGGTCCAGAAGCATGTGCGCAAAATCACTTGCTTTGCGCTGATCCTCTTCTGAAACGTCGATCTTTTGGGGCGCCATTAGGTGTTTCCTTTTTCGGGCTGAAAGCCAGTACCATTGCAATTGTCACAGGTTTTGACATGCGAAGTCCCATCCGCACGCGTAAAAAAGCCTGCGTTCTTACGTTGCGGATGTCGACAAAAATCGCTCGGTACGCCTTTGCAATCATGGCACCAACAGACGGCGCCTGATCCAAAACAATGTGAGCATTCTTTTGCCTTAACAGATTTGGGCCCTGTCATGGCTTCTCCTGGATTGAGGCTTCGATTTATGAACCAACAGTGCAAATGTCAAGAAAAATGCACCAAAATGATACTTCCCTAAAAAACGTGCCGCTTGAAATTAACCCTTAGCTGTGCTCTGAACACCGCTTACGGTTTTCCAAATACCGGGCTGGGCGTCATGCGACATATCAAATAAAATCCATCCCGTAACGAGTTGGCGGCAGGGCGTCACCTCCTACACTCCTGTCTTCGGGCACCCTGCCACTGCCCCAAGAAAGGAAAATAAATGATGGCACGTAAGCCCAAAGATGAAAAAGACGCGAAGCCAAAGAAAGAGAAAGAGCAGCCGGCCGGCATTGAAGGCATGGCCGATCTGAACCTTCCAAGCGCTGAAGAGCTCGAAAAAGCATTCAAAGATTTTTCTTTGCTGCAAGAGGATCAGCGCACCGCTCTTGGTGCGATCGGATCGCTGGTTAAGAAAAATACCAATCAGCACAACATCCACGCAAAAGCGTTCAAGCAGTTCGCTGCCTTCAAGAAAATGGACGTATCAAAGCGCACAGAGCATTTGATCCACTTGTTCCATTATCTCGCTCACGCTGGGATTGTCCCGCATCCTGACCTGTTCGAAGACAAACGCGGCAAAGAGCTGGCGAAGACTGCGACAGCGACGGTTAAGCTTGCCGCTAAAGACGGTGAGCTGATGAAAGAAGCTGAAGACGAGATGGCCGACTAATGGAAGGTCGGTTGAACCTGGTAGCCGGGCGGCGTGTAATGTTCACGCTGCTCGGTCCCCCAAGAGGAAAGATGGCTCCGCGGTCGCGCGTCATCGTCCCAAAAGGCGGCAAAAGACCAATGGCGCATATCTATGCTGCGCCTGAGCAAAAGAAGTTTGAGGCTTTGGTTCAGGAGGCCGCTGAAGCTGCTTTCAAAGAGCAGGCCGGTGGCGAGATCTTCCAGAATGAAGTGAGCGTCACGATCTTTCAATTTCTGCCCTGGCCCAAGAACACCACGAAGAAGGAACTCGCGCGGATAGAGTCCGGGCTTGCAGCTCCTACGAAGAAACCAGACAATAGCAATGTTGCAAAATCTGTCGAAGACGCCATGAACAAGGTCGTTTTCAAAGATGATGCGCAAGTAACAGACTTGCTCGTTCGAAAGCGGTTCTCAGACAAACCGCGTATTTCTGTGATGATCACAGAGCTTGTCGAACCTGAGCTCCCAATCATCGCCGCCTCTCCTAAAGAAGCTTCGACGCCGGGCGGGGCAAAAAACAGAGATGATGATACTTCAAGTAAGGCTGTCGGCGGCGATGCCATGGTTAAGCGCAGCCAATCATCTCAACCCGGCAAACCAACTGCGTGTGGGGCCGCATCTGTTCTGATGTGCCAGAATCACGACAAGAAAGGCGGCGCCTGGTGCGTCGACTGCCTGCCAGCACAATATGCTGACAAGTCTAAACGCCCAAAGACTATGGTTGTTTTGGGAGAAAAGGATGTCTAAAGAGCCTGACCTGCAGGGTCGTTATGGAGCTGCTGTCTGGCGGCTCCACATAACGGGTATGCCCTATTCTGAAGTCGCAAAGAGACTCAACGTGAGTTTTTCAAAGAATTCCTTGGCAGGCATTTTTCATCGCCAAAAGAACGCTCTTGAAAAAGACGACCGGGATCTTCAGATACTAAGCCAGTTGGAATCGGGTGTCCCTATCCCCGATCTAGCTAATCATTGGAAGGTGTCGAAGGGCACCATCATGAACCTAAGAAACGAGCTGTTTAATGAACAACGACGAGAAGGGCCGTCACGGCCTTCCGAAGGATCCACCTAGCAATGTGCCTGCAGAGGCAGCGGTTATAGGATCCATATTATACGACAATGAAAACTATCACAGAGTCGCGGCTATGCTGCGGCCAAGTGATTTTTTCCAGCCCGCCCATGAAGAGATCTATGATTCGATTGTCGATGTGATCGAGGCCGGTCATGTCGCCGATGGCGTGACCATGCGCCAAGAATTCGAGAACATGGATCGCCTGAAGCAAGTTGGTGGTGCCGCTTACCTGGCTGAGTTGCTGGATAGCGCAGCCTTTGGGCCTGAAGTCTCAGACTATGCGCGCATCATTGTTGATACATCGATGCGGCGGCAGCTCATGGATATTTCTGCAGAGCTCCTGCTACGGGCTGAGAACTTTGATCGAGATCAGAGCACGCGGGATTCGCTATCTGATGGGATCCAAAGGATCGAAAGCCTGATGCTTAGATCCTCAACCGAGCGCGACAATTGGGACTTTGCTGAAGAGGCCGTCGAAGAAGAGCTGCAGTCGCTCCGTGAAAACATGGAAACCGGCCGCGTCCTCGGCATGACGACAGGCATAAGCAAGCTTGATGATCAGATTGGTGGTTTCCACAAAGGGGATCTCTACGTGATCGGTGGCGCATCCTCGATGGGCAAGACCGCTCTCGCGATGAACATATGTACTGGTCTGGCTCACACGGGCGAACAAAGGGTCGCTCTATTCAGCCAAGAGATGTCAAAGGAACAGCTTGCATGGCGCCTGGCGGCAGCGCAGGCGCGTCGCATGGGCTTTGGTGCGGTAGAGTATCAAAAGCTTCGTCGCGGCCAGATAGGCATGAATGAGATGGCCATTCTCGAGCAAGGCTGGAAGTCTTTGCCCCGTGAGCGGTACGCATGGAACTATACGCGCGGGCTGACCTTCCAAGACGTCCGAGCATCCATTCGTAAGGCAAAGCGAAAGATGGGCGGCGTCGATGTTGTCTGCATCGACTATCTTCAGATCATGAATATCAAGGCTGGCCGGGACAAAACGCGCGCAGAAGCCATTGGTGATGTCACGATGGGCCTTAAAAAGCTGGCTGGTGATGAAGGCTTTGCTGTCATCCTCCTGTCGCAGCTCTCTCGCCTCAAAGGCAGGGACGACAAGCGGCCGCAATTGGATGACCTGAGAGAGTCCGGATCGATCGAGCAAGACGCTGATGGCGTCATCATGGCTTATCGCGAAGATTATTACATTAAGCGCCGTGAGCCCGAATATCACAAAGCGGGCGCGTGGAATGATTGGAACATTGAGTACCAAGCGGCGAAGGGTAAGTTTCAAGCCGTGATCGCCAAACAACGTATGGGCCCTATTGGCTCGGTCGACCTTCACTTCGAAATGCAAACCGACGTGATCATCGATGACAAAAATCTATTAACTGATGAAGGGCTGTTTTAATGAATTATCATGCATTTAACACCGAGATTGCTAAAGTAGTTGGGGTCAATGCGGCCGTGATCGCATACAACATTCAATACTGGTGCGAAACCAATGAGGCGAACGAAAGCGTGCAGCATTTCAAAGATGGCCGCTATTGGATGTTCAACAGCTATGGCGCATGGACAAAGCTGTTTCCCTACTTCACTCGAAAGCAGGTCAGAACAGCGCTAGATAAGCTGATTGAAGCGAGTATCATTATCGATGGCTGCTTCAACAAAGACGTTCGAGATCGCACAAAATGGTACAGTTACAATGGTCTTGAACCTATGCCCTTAGCGGCAGGGGGGGGTGACCTTAAGGGCACAGACCCTATGCCCTCAGCGCCACATGGGGGTGCCCTCAGCGGCCCACCATTACCTATTATAAACAACAAATATAACAAAACACATATAACCGCTGCGCGTGACGTTTTTGATTTTTACAATCAATTAGTAGAAAGCAAAGATCTATCATGGGCTAAGTCTCGTGTGCTTTCAGACAAGCTGAAGGCAGGCATCAGTGCTCGCATAAAAGAATACAGCCTTTCAGATGTGAAGGTGTTCATAGAACGCGTTGCAGAGCAGCCCTGGGCGAACGGTGGCTATGACGGCCGCAATGAATGGCGTCCAGCGCTGCACTATTTCACTCAACCGTCTGCCTATGCCAAGCATTTCGATAAGCTCATGTCACGGACGCCTAAACCAGATCCAGATTCGGAGCGCGCTCAATTGCTGAAGAATTTGTTTGCGGCGTTTGCCGGTGGTGAGCCGTGGGCCGGTGAGCGATATGGCTTCGACAAGCATCCATACGATATCCAGTCAGATTATCCTGACGAGCTTTACGAGCTGAACAAAATGATCAAACCGTCTGAGATACAGTGATCAGTGCGTTAATTTTACATTTACGATAATTCGCGTATAGAGCGAGAAACGCATGGGGCTGTTATGCTGGTAATCGATCAATGGTTTATTCTGCTTTTATGCACGCTTTTCGTGCTTATGATTGCGGTGGTGGTCCATGAGATTGTTAAGCCTGGTGTTCTCAGGGCAGGAGCGGAAAGCGAATGCGAGCACCAATTCACAGCCTACAAAAACGATGCGCGCCTATCCAAACACAACTATACATTTTTCTGTTCTCGATGCGGCGCTGTGCGGCAGGGCGGTGATCTCAAACCGGGCTTCAAGGTTCAAACAGTCCCGGTCACGCCTAATGTCAGCGCCACGTCGAACGCCAAGAAGCTTCCAAAGCCCAAACCCAAAAGAAATGGAGTGTCCGCCCGATGACATGTTACGCCTTCAAAGATGGAATTCTCGCAATTGACCGACAATGCACGCAAGAGGGCATTCAGCTATTTCACACAGAAAAGTGGTTTGTTCTGAATGATCGGTCGATTGTTTGTGGCTCTGGCAACTTGGATACCGTCAGGCGGATCGCTGCAATGCTCGCCGAAGATACGGACTTGGATGGCTGGAAGATAGTGGAAGAGGTTTTCAAGAAAGACGACAATACGCTTGTCCACCGCTTCCACTCAGACGGCCGCGTTGAGGGTTATTGCAGCGAGGGCTATCATCCGATTGAAGAGGGCCTTTGGGTCGTAGGCGGTGACTTTCGTTTCATGAATGGCTGCATGGCGATGGGTGCCTCGGCCGTAGAGGCGGTCATCCGGGCGTGTTTCTTCTTGAAGGGCACGGGCTTTCCAATCGATGTGTTGGACGTTCGAACATCTTTGCCAGTGGAAAATATTTTTGATGATACAGGTGATCAGCGAGTAGAGGATGCGCGGCCATATCTGCCGCTCCAACCACTTCTGAGGGAGAAACGATAATGGGAAACCTGCCAACCAGACGCGTGTTCACGCACTTAGACGTTCTCAAGACAATGGAAGAGGGCAGGTCAATAAAAGGTCTGACGATGGAGCAAGTGTCAGAACTCGCCGGCGCTCCGGATCGATATTACAACAAGGTCGCGATGGGCCTTGAGCATGAAAATGTTCGAAGCCTTCGTCGTAGGCTCCGCGGCCGACCGGATCCAAAGGGACAGAGCGCGGTTCGATATCCAATGCGAATGGAAACCCTTATGGCCTGGCTGGCGGAGTCGTGCGGCTATGCGCTGGTGATGATGCCAATTGAAGAGGCCGCTCAAATCATCGAGCCAGATCCGGTGACACATCTGACTTATCCAAAGCTAGAAGACGTCGCATAGAGGAAGAGAAATGAGTAAGAACGATCCAAAATACAATTTCATTGGTGGTCACATCATCAACGAAGCAAGCGGCCTACCTGTACCGGATGATGAGCCTTGCATGGTGTTTCGCGCTCGGGACATATGGGCGGTCCACGCCATCGAAAGCTATCTCAGCGATATTGAATTAGGTATCGGTGAAAAGGATACGCCGCACGTCACAGCGGTTAAGGAGCGGATTGAGGCGTTCAGGCGGTTTGCACGAGATAATCGCGACCGAATGAAAGAACCCGACACAGAGCTAGCCTAACCCACCGTGTCAGCGCCTTTAATGCGGCGCATAGAAAAACCCCAGCACTTTCAATAATGAAAGGTCTGGGGCTTGCGGTTTTCCCTCTCGGGGGGCTGGGGGGGCTGATGGGTCCGAAAGGATTGCCCGCCCGATCCATGTAATCAAGTTTGCATAATGTGCAAGTTTACAGTCCGTAAGTTTCTCGGATCTTATCAAGCGCCGCTGCCTGGCGGGTGATCTCGGTGAGGCGCCAGCCAAACAAAGCGCGAGCCTTATCGATGGGCATCCCGTCTCGCAAGTAGGTGCCAACCGCATTTCGCTGAACGCCAAGGATCTTCGCGATCTCATATTGTTTCAGACCTGGTGCGACGGCATTGAGAAAGTTGGTGACTTCGTAGTCTTCCAGCCGCTCTTTGTCAGACAGGTCAATGTGATGTTTTAAGGTCGGTTTTTTAGAGGTTGTCATATGAATTTCCAATGCCTATATGGGGAAGTGTTAGTGCACTCCTGGTGACTGACGCAAACAGCTCGAAGCCCGCGCATTTGGGCCCTCATTGAGGGAAGCGCGGGCTTCATTGCATTTAGGCTTTTGGTTTCGCAGCTTGCTTGGTCGCTTTGTTCACATTGGTGATCAGTTCGACCGCTTCAGCGAGCGTTACGTTGAATTGCTCCATTCCATCTGCAAGCTGCGTCATGAGAGACAGCGTGTCTTTCGCGAGGGTCTGAAGTTTCGCTTCTTCATTAGCCATTTAGTTTACTCCTGGTTAGGGTCCGTCCATCAAGAATTTAAATCCTGCTACAGCCAGTAGGAGAAATACGGCCAAGAACGGCGCCATTCCACCTAAGCTGTAAATCCACTGCACAGCTAGAAAGATGCTAGTCACAAGCGCGGTGCCCATCAAAAGCACTGCGCATAATATGCAGAGATATCGGAAAAAATGCATTGTGGTTGTTTCCCTGGTGTGATGCCCAACAGCGGGCACCGGGAAACCCGGCTCGCTATTGCGAGGCCGGGCACCAGGAAACTCAATTGTGCGGCAGACTATTCGTAGTATTCTTTCGAGTAGCGAACCTTCCAGCCGCCATGCAGGCGAAGGCGGGACCGACGAGCTTTTCGTTGAAGGCGGGCAGCATCTCGCCGCTGTTGTCGTGTAAGCGGCTTTGCTTTGGTCTTCTTGCTCTCGGCATCTTCGGGCATCTCCTTGGCCTTCTTGCGGAAGCCTGGGATGATATGCGCGTAAGCGCCTAGTCGTGGATCTTTCATGTGTGCTCCTATTTTGGCACCCAAAAACCCCGCTCACCGGAGTGAGGCGGGGCATCCCAAGTGGGATTAAATAGGATCAGTGAGTGGCGGCTGTCGGTTTAATCAGATCAACTGCCTTTTCAAGATCAACGTTATGCCCGTTCTTTTTGGGCGTGAGGGGAACGAGGGTCTGTTTATATGCCAAGCTAGCGTAATTTTGCTGTTGGCCCTCCACGGTGCCTTCCTGTCGATCCTGTGGCTTTTCGGTTTCTTCGGCCTCATAGCTATCATTGATAACTTCAGGGCCAAAGATCGTGATCAGACCAAGGCCCAATCCTGCAAGCCACAACTGCCAGCCTGCCCAACCGGGGAACAACGTATTCCCCAAGCCTTTGTGGGCCCAATAAGCGATCAAGACAAACAGCGTGAACTGGATCCCAATGATCGGGTATTGTCGCCAGTTCTTCCGCTTCCGGTGTGTCAGTGTGAATTCCAACAGGGACGCTTGAAGCATCGAGGCCATGATCAGCACAAAAACAAGGGTGAGTGTGACCAGCTCTGACGAGACGTCTTCGGTCTTACTGAAAAACCCCATAAGGATCTCAACGCCAACAAGACCAACCATGCCGATAACGGCAAAGTGTTTTCTTTTCATTCAATTCTCCTGGGTTTGCGCATTGGGAGCGCACGGTTTAAATACTAAAAATATCGAAAAATGCAAGAAAAAAGTGCATTGGCGCTCAAGATAATTGCCAAACCCTAGCAAATTGATAATGTCCACGCTGGTTTATCGAAGGGCTTACCATGTCAAGCAGAGCATCCCGCGCCGTAGAGATTGCGCGATTAGAAAAAGAGCTTCAAGACGCGAATTACTACAAGGAAAAATACAGGCGCCGCTTGATTGAGCTGGATCCTGACTATCTGAAAAAGGAACGGCCTACGCCTGTCGCCAAATACAGCAAAGCGCTGATTGATCGTGTAATGCTTATGGGCGATCAGGGCATGGCAGAGGATCAATGGGTTGCTGAGTTCGGATTGTCCCGGCGAACCTGGAACGAATGGAAAGCCCAATATCCCGAGCTCGTTGAAGCGGTTGATCGTGGTTTGCAGCGCGCCCTGGCGTGGTGGCACGAGTCAGCGCGGCACGCGAACGAGACAGGAAACAGCAAATTTGGGATGTCGATTTACAAACAGCGCGTGGCTGAGATTGAGGGCGGCATGACTGACCTGGCCGCTGGTGACAATGGTGACGCAAGCCGCCTGGTCTTGCTGGATTTGAGAGAAGACCCTGAAGGCGAAATTCCTACACCGGGTTTCAACGAGCAGGACGCAGCATAGCATGTTCATTTTCTCGGCCACAAATGAGGCGGAAAAAATGAACACAAAAAAAGCCCGGCACAATGGCCGGGCTGTTTCGTTTGGTTGGTAGTTTACTCCCACGAAGCGTGTCCGTCTCGCCCGTAGGTCCGCTCCTCTACCGATGAGAAGTAGCGGTTAAGATCATCGGTGTTGAGCCAGTCTTGCTCGATTTGCTCTTCGATCTGTTCATCAGTCAGGCCGTCTTCGACTTCAACTGATTTCGTATAGGTCACGATTTCTGTGACGTGGTATTGAACCTTGGCCATGATTTCTCCTAGTGCTGGCACGCCAAAACCCGGCCTGCGCTAGCAGGTCCGGGCAAGGTGTTTGGTGCGGCTACTTGAGCGCGTCGAGGTGACGAGCAAGGGCCTGGTCGAACATGAGGTCCGCGACATACGCCGCCGCGTCCAGCATCGCTTCATAGCTGGCTTTGGTCATGCTCGTTGTGAGGTAGAGGTGTTGAAGCTCTTCCCCGCGTTGGCTGAGATACATTTCGCATTCGGCTTCAGCCCTCTGCGTCGCGATATCCTCATTCGTAGGAACAGGGATAATCTCAGCGGTGATGTTTGCGAATGAAAGTTGCATGGGTCTTCTCCTGGTCTAGGCGAAATGAATTCGCGCATATCGTTTATTCAACACTGACATTTCGACTTCCTTAAAAATCAAAACAATGTCGTTAGACGCTTCAGGCTTCAACGTGCCTTTGTCGTCCAGATAACGAGCGAGGTGCAACGACCATTCGGCCGCTGCAGTGTCTCGCATAATCTTCGCTTCGGTACGGTTAAAGAACATTGCTCGTCGCCTTTCGTTTAGGGAAAAGCGGTCGCGCAATGTGATACGCAAAGGCCGCTGCAATACCGCTGCCAATGTAGGCAGCCATTGAAACTAGCTCTGCACCAATCGAGGCGAGAAGAAACGCACACGCCAAGGCCGACAAAGCGAACACAACGCGTGCAAAGATAATAATAGCTTTCATGCTATCTCCTGGGATGGATAGGACTTGATTGGGCCACATGGACGCCCCGCGTTAGCGGGCAAGGCGCCCGTGAGACCCAATCATAAATAAGTTGATCCGATAGGTGAGCCCCGAAGGGCTCTAGGCGGTAAGATCCGCCAGTAGTTCGTCATCAGTGTAGTTGACCTTGGCGCGGCGTTGTTTCCGCACGGTATAACCGGCCTCTTTCAGCTGATGCTTGACCGATGGCCAGGCGCTTCGCGGGATGTTGCAATCCGTGAAGTGCTCGTGAATCTCAGTCCAAATAGCCTCTGCTTGAGGGTTGTTCGGATAGAGTGACACGTAAAAGCCAAGGTCGATGAAGTTAAAATCGGTCTTCATGATTGGTGTCCTTATGTTGCTCACCAATCGAACCAACTTAAAATCCTAAATTGTCAAACAGCTTGCCAACTTGGGAGCTGGCACCTCAAAACCCGCCCCGGTCCATGACCGAGACGGGCGCTGAGTTTATCGCTTAGGTATCGCCTGGTTTATAACCGTTGATACGAAGGCGAGGATGACAACCGCTGACCCAAAGGTCGAAATGATTGTCAGGGCGTCTTGTGCGAGCTGCTGGCTATCCATCGTGCCGCTCGTCCCACAACTGAGACACCCAAGCACCAGATTCGCAAGCGAGCCAAGTGCAGACGCAAACTAGGCCGAGAATGGCCCAACCAATTGCTGACATGTAGTCTCCTGGTTTAATCGCCGGCATTTGGGAGCCGACAGGACATCATATACACCCGCAACTGATCGATTGCAAGAAATAAATACACAAAAGGCGCATTTAGGCCACAATACAGGGCAATTCCCCACAAACTATCCCACCGCTACAGCTCAAAAGACTGTAAAGATAGCTATATATAAACATACACTGATCACGCGCAGCGTGAACAACACTAGACTGAAACCAATAACAACAAACCACATCAACGCAGGGCTCACGCAAGCTAAGCCTACACGCACCTACTCAACGCTTAAGCACACTCACTCGCACCAGCATCAGGCGCAACACGCTCCAACACACACCAACACGCTCAAGCCTGGACGAATTAAGAAAAAGAAAAAAGCTTGTGTTTTTCACTCGCGTTCGCCGGTTGGATGTCCCCGCGCGTGCTTATAGTGGGCGCAAATCGATGTGAACTGATTGCGTATCAGCTACAAATCCCCATGAATGCAGGCCATCGAGACGATAGTTTGTGACAAACTGACGAAAAAAGGCCCCCCTGGGGGGTGGATCGCTATTTTCGGGCGGGGGGAAAAATTCGCGGCCGGCTTCCAGGTCGATATATATATCCCCCCCGATTTTAAAAAAGGTAGTGTACTGCCTCAAATGTGTTATGAGATATTTTCCGAAGGCCCAATCTTCGGACCAGGAGAAGAGCATGAAGAATTCTAAACAGGCATTTAGTGCGCGACAGCTTGTCGATCTTTATTCGGAGCTGGACGAAAGCAATCGCTATTGGGCGGATATGTTCCGCGATGAGGGAGAGTTGCGGATTTACGATTCATTTATTCACAATCCGATTTACGCTCCCGAGCACGATAAGGCGAAGTGGTTGCACGCGGTTTCGATGGATAAAGACAATCGGACTATTCGGGTTCGTGCGACTTATCCTGATGGTACGGTTCGATTTTGGGATTGGGGCTTTGAGTTTTTTGAGGCAACAATTTACATTGGCCCATCGAAGCTGAGCTACATGCTTGGCTTCTATCGTGCGGCTTACCATCATCCTCAGCGTGAGCTGGATTAGCGCTAGGCCAAAAAATTTTGATTGTTGCGCGAGATCTGTTATCGGGTTGTTGCGGCTTCATGAGAGCCGCTCCCTTTTGTAGAGTGTTCTGGCTTTGGCGGATAAACCCAATCCACACGTCGCTGAAGTCAGTTCACTCTACGTTTAGTTTTAAGGAGCTGGGAAAACATGCGTGAAGGTGTTGAATATCGTTATGACGATGAGAGTTTGCGTTTTCTGAGTGGCACGCCTGCAGAAGATGAGATGTCGAGTTGGGTGAGTGAGAGTGAGGCGGAGGCTTATCGGATTGCGTCACAGGCTTTTGATGATGTTGAGCGACAGGAAGTTGTTTATACAGAGAAGCTGGATCCTGCTTTGGAGAAGTTTAAGTCTAAGGCTGATGCAGCTCGTGAGAGAAGTGCGGCAGAGGATGCTGAGCTTTCTGGTGTACCGGATAAGATGCGGTTTAGTGGTTCGGTGCTTTTGAATTTTGCGAGTCTTGATCGGGATGGTGAGATGCCTGAATGGTTGGATCGTCTCGAGGCGGAAGTTTATGACCGCGTGGAAGGGATGTATCCCGACAATCAGGAATTCAATAACAACTATCCGAATTTCCTGCAGGCTGAGATCAAGAAGCATCTAGGCTAAAAAAATTTTCTTTTTTTCGAGATCGTGATACTGCGGCTTCATGGACGTATTGAACGATCTTCTGAAAGGGGTTTCCCCGGATGGTGCGGCAGCATGGTCTGGGGTTTCTCTATTTGCGCCGCGTAAAAAAGATTTGCGCGTCGTGGAGCTGCAGCCGGCGAATGATGCGCGGGCGCGGCGGACGTTCGTATGTGTGCAGAAGCCAAAGGCTGCGTAAGAGCGTTTCAAAGACCGGCTGTCTGAATATCCTGAGATCGATTTAGGAGATTAGCCATGCGACGACTTGTTGAACTCACCTCAGATGGAGCGACACCCTGGATGTTGCTTCACGGGCCAACGACCGCGGCTATCGTAGATATTGCGGGCGGGTCTGCGCAGCTTCAGCTCAAAGGCAAAGATGATGCCGATTCAGAGCTGGCGCCATTTGGTGCGGCCAAGACGGCGAATGAAGCGTTCACCATTGGTGTTCAAAAACATGAGAAATTCGTTGTGCGCTTCAGCGTCACTGGCATGTCTGGCACTTTCCGAGCCTACATCTAATGACTATCGCAAGGTCGCTGATCACGCCGCTGATCTATGACGTCACGCTTGGTTTGCTTGATGTGCCTGGTCTGGGTGGCGGGACGCCAACGCCTGTTCCAACATTGTCGCTGTCTTTTGCGTCTTCTTCCGTGGCAGAGGATGCCGGCACGGTAGTTGGCACTGTGACACGATCAGGCGATACGACTGGCGCCCTGACTGTGACGCTTGCGAGCGACGACACGAGTGAGGCGACGGTTCCAGCATCGGTCGACATTGCCGATGGGGATTCAGATGCAGACTTTACGATCACCATTTTGAATGAGAACACAGCAGACGGTGATCAGGTTGCGACCATCTCTGCGAGCGCCACGGACTTCACGGGAGCTTCGGCAAACGTCACGGTTACAGATGTTGGTGTTGCGACGAGCCTCAACCCGAACAGTGATTTCTCGAACGGCACGACTGGCTGGTTGATCGATAATTCGATGGGCGGCTTCAGTGGTGTCGGAAGCATCTCGGAAACAGGCGGCGAGCTAACATCTGCCTGCACGGGCGGAGTTGCTGTTTGGTTGATCACTGAAGCTGCTATCGTTGTGACGCCCGGCCAATCTTATGATGTCACTTATACGGTCACTGACCAGGCCGGAGGCTTCAACGGAATTGGTTGGTGGGATACTGCTGACACATCTGGATTCTTGCCAACCTTGCCCGATTTTATCTCTGGCGGGCCGTTTCCGGTCACAAGCACGTTCCGCATCACGCCCGGATCAAGCCAAATCAGAATCGGCGCCCAGATGAACAATGGCGCATCGCTGACCTTCTCCGAGTTTAAGATCGAAGCGGCCTAAGCGTAGAGCGTTTGGAGAAAGCCCCACTGGTCTATCTTGCTGGCAGCAAACTAGAGGGCTGACCAATGGACGAGAACGAAGATCTCAAAGCAAAATATGAAAACATGCGGCAAAACGTGCGGCGCGCTATCGCTGTCGTTGCCGGTTTAGTTATTGCGGCAGGTGGCTTTTTGATCCTGACGCGCCTGTTTGGATCTACCGGAATTGACGATGTTGGCTATTGGCCAATCGTTGTCGCGGCCGCAACCGTCGCTGGTTGGTGGGCTGCCCAAACAGACAATCGACGCGCGGTTCGAGAGAACGATAAAACCCTTATTGTCTCGAATTGGTGGCGCGATCTCACTGTGGTTGTTTCCTTCCTCGGTGCGGCCGCTGCTCTTATGAGCGCAATCGGATTCCTCGCCTGGGGCATTACTTTGGGCGCGGGGATTTCCTCGCTAGCTGGCTGGCTATCGGGGCGACACATTTGGAAACGCGCGCCGCTTACGAGTTAAGTGCGTTTCTATCCTACCTAACTTCCTTCATGTTTTTCGTACCCAATAAGGGTGTCCGGTAAACATGAAGGATTTTTTTATGGACGATCAAACATTCGAAAAAGCTGAGCCGGAAACGGCAGAAGTTGACGAAAGCGTAGATTTTGACGGCGCCGTTGCGGCGGCAACACTCAAAGTAGATGCCCCAGCCGAATACGGCATCAATGTAGATGTCGATGAAAGCAAGCCGTCTGGTGCGACCTTTGGCTTTGCCGGCGCAAAAGCAGTTCCTGTGGCCGCTGTCGAAGGCGCGGAAACAGATGACGAGCCTAGCCCCAAAACATCCGAACAAGAATGCGGTGCGGAAAACGTTACTAGTGACGAACCTTACGTTCCGTCCGAAGAGGAAATAGACACTCGTGTGCGTTTTCAGCGAGCAGATGCCATTCGTGAAGTTGCCAGAAGCAACCAAGGACGCGGCATTCCGATTGAGATCCTTTGCCGACAGGCCGAAGATCTTATGCTTTGGCTTGACGGCGAAGTGACCGCCGACGAGTTGACGGTTTACAACGAGCAATAGCCTAATATCTGAACACCGACCTGAAAGGCCGGGGCCCATTCGGTCCCGGCTTTTTGCATGGAGACATGATGCCAAGAGCAATCCATTTCCGCGGCGATGAGAGATACCCTAACGGTTCGCCGACACTTAGAAAATTCGTCATGGAAGAAGAGCCTGACGTTCAATTGATCGAAGGCCCGATTGAGAGTGGTAAAACCACGGGCTGTATCGCCAAGCTTTACAAGCAAATGTGCGAGATGCCCCGCGGGGTCGACGGCTACCGGCACTCGAAATTCCTGATCACGCGCCCGACCTATGGCGAGCTGCTTGAAACCGTTGTTGCTGATTGGCTGTTTTGGTTTCCAGAAAAGGTCTATGGCAACATGACCAGATCTGAGCCGTACCACTATTACATGAACTTCGAAGACGTCAGGTGCGAGGTTGTCTTCATGGCCTTGGTCGATAGTTCTGAGCCGGTCATGCGGAAGCTTCGCTCAACGCAGTTCACGTCTGCCTGGGTGAACGAAGGCCAGTATTGTCCGCTCAAGCTATTCACCGGCATCATTGACCGCTGCGGCCGCTTCCCTGCTCGGGTTGTTACTCCCAACTATGACAGACGCAAGCGCGCGATCCTGGATAACAATGCCCCGCCAGACAATAACCATTGGATCCGCAGAATGCGGGGTGATGTGGCTTTGCCAGAAGACATGCCCGATGATCAGAAGATGGCTTACGATAAGCCGGAAAATTGGAAGTTTTACCGCCAGCCCGCGGCTGTGCTAGAACGCAAGGATCCGAACACCGGGGATCTCGGCGTCATTGATCAGGAGACAGGCAAATTGGAAAAGTACAAGCTCAATCCGAAGGCCGAAAACCTGCAGCACATGGGCGACAAGCCCTATTCCACATTCGCTGGTAAATCTCGAGATGAGATCGATCGAGATTACCGGAACATCTCGCGGCCGTCTCGATCCGGTACGCCGCGGCACCCGCATTTCGACCGGGACTATCACGTTGCGCAGGAAGCGCTGCAGCCAAACCCTGACGTTGAATTGATCTTGGGGATCGACTTTGGTTTGACGCCGGCCGTTATGTTTGAGCAACGCATCGACGGCCGCTGGTACACATATCGCGAGCATGTCGCAAAGAACGAAGGTGCTGAAGAGCTTGTCGAATCTATCAAAGAAATTCTGGTCAAGCATTTCCCGTTCTATGTGAACACAGGCATTCGGGCCTGGGGGGATCCGCAGGGCGGTTGGCGTGGTTCGCAATCGGCCAAGAAGACCAAGACTTCATTTGCGATTCTGCGCGCAGGCGGCGTGCCGGTTGTCCATCCAAAACCAAAAGACAATCCGGAGCTGAGAATGTCGATTGGTAGGAAGCTTTTGAAAGGCGGGATCAACAAAGGTCCGAAGGTCATCATTGATCCGTCCTGCACTTGGCTGATTGCTGGCTTGGATGGTCAGGCGAAAATGGTTACGCGCACCACGCCAGATGGATTGGTGATCAAGTCGGAGCTCGCGAAAAATGAACACTCTCACCCGGTTGAGGCGTGGGAATATTCCAAATGGGGCTATGGCGAGGGCGCCGATATGGTCAAGGCGTCCGCGAACGGCAAGAAGAGCCGGCGCTTCAATACAGGCCAAACCAGCGGCAGAGAAAGCACGGATGCTAGGACATGGAAAAAGGTGCGGGTCCGCGCGTAATGGAAACTGAGATCCTTTTTTGGAACGTCATTTTCTACCGGAATGAGCGCGAGCATTGGTGGGATTGGTTGACCCATCCAGACTGGCGGCATGTTTCAATCTATGGCTGGATGTCTGACCGCTGGGTTTCGTTTGACGTGGCAGACACCAGGTCTCGGATCCGGGTTATGACGCAAGACGAGTTCGTGATCTGGCTGCTCGAGCAAAAAGAAACCGCCACCGCTATCGTCAAAATCCCCACGCAAAAAGGCGGCGGCATCCCAGCTCGAATGGGCCTATGGTGCGTGAATGGCGTGAAGCATGTGCTCGGACTTCGTTCAAGTGCGTTGAGGCCAAGGGCGCTTTTTCGTGACCTAATGGCCAATGATGCAGAGGTGATTTTCACAAATGGTAACGAAAGCGAGCGGTCCTTCCGAGAGTGCAGAGCAGAAGGCGGCGCGTGAGCGCGCTGAGGAACAAGCTCGCGAAGCGCAGATCGGCGAGATCCGGCGCGGCGTTACCCAAGAAACCTCATCCCTGTTAAGTCGGTTCGGTCTCGTGACCGGAACTGGCAAAGCCAAATCGACGGCCGCGCAACAAGCGTTTGCAGGGTTTGGTGGGCTCACGCCTAAATCAGGTAGTTTCACTCCAAGGCCGGGCGGTGGCGGTGGCTCAACTGCGGGCTTCAGCCGTTTCGCGAGGTAAGAATGCCATACGACAATGAACCGTCAAAAATTGACGACAAAATTGCCCTTCTGATCCAACAGGCCAGAACCGGGCGCCAGCATTTTCAAACAGCCTATAATAATTTCTTCGATCTCGCGGCGCCCTGGCGTTCGCGAGTTGGTGAGAAGGCGACCGAACTTGATCCGCAGGCGCCGTCTGAGCAGGACAATATTTTCGATACAACGCTGCAAGAAGCTGTCGATGATTGGGCATCTGATTGCCACGATGAGTTCACGCCGTCTTATCGGCCGTGGACGACCTATGAAGCCATTGGGGGGACTGAGCAATTTTCACAAGCGTCAAAGAAGAAGATCATAGAATTTGTCACCAACCGAATGCGCAAGGTTTACGACAGGATCAACCAATCAAACTTCGAAGAAGAAGTCGAAGGGTGTTACGTCGACCTGGCAATTGCGCCGACAGGATTAGACGTGATCCTTACGCCGGCCGGGCAGCCGCTTCGTTTCGAGCACATCCCGATCAGCGAGCTCCTGATTCTGCCTTCTCCGTTTGGTGGAGTGGGGGATCGCTTTCGCGAGCGACAGGTTCAATGGAAACACTTGGAGCTTATTTGGCCGGACGCCGATTGGGGCAAGGTGAAGACTGGCTCAATGATGGACACGAACGGGACTGTGACAGTGGTGAAGGCCCTGATGCGGGATTGGCGCAACCGATCTGAAGAGGTTTGGCGCGAATACCTGTTCTGCGAAGGCAAGATTGTGCAAACGCTTGATCCTGTCTCCGGACCTGGTTCGTGTTCTATGATTGTGGCTCGGCCGCGCGTGTCGTCTCCGTCTGCCTATGGCATCGGCTATGCAAACAAATCTGTTCCAGCCGCTCGGGTCTTGGATGAGATGGCCTATCTCGAGCTGAAGAGAACCGGCAAAGTGATTGATCCGTCTTATCTGTTTTCAGATGACGGCACGTTCAATGCTGAAGGCGGCATTGACAATGGCGAGTTTGTCGAAGCGGGCGAGGGTTTTGAGCTTAAGAGCCTGGCGCCGGATAATGACGGCAGAGAGGCGTGGTTCGTTCAAGACAAACTTGAGGCAACCGTGAAGCGTGGTTTGTTCCAAGATGGCCCGCAACAGACAGGTGACACGCCGCCTACGCTTGGGCAGTGGATGGATCAGAAAGAGACAGCATCTCGCCGCAAAGGCTTCCCACGTTCGCGCATTTCGAATGAATTGGTTGTGCCGACGCTGCGCCGCGTTGACTGGTGCCTGATGCAGCGCAAAGAGCTAGAGGCAGCGCTTAAAGTTGAAGATGAACTTGTCCGTTTCCAGCCGATCTCTCCAATGTCGCGCGCTTCAGATCTCCAGGAGATCCAGATGGCAAACCAGCATCTTCAAATGTTTGCCGGTCATTTTGGTGATCAGGCAATGGATTATTATGATGTTCCAGAAATGATGGAAGAGGCTAATAAAAAGCTCGGCGGCAGCGTCGTGAAGATCCGTTCTGAGGATGCTGTAACAAAACTGCGCACAGAGCGCGCTCAATTGGAAGCCGCAGCCAGCGGCGGATTAGGGGAATTGCCAAGTGGCTAGTTGGAAAGATTTAGATCGCGAAGCAAGCGGAAAAGATGAAGATAGTTCTCTTCATATTCGGAATGTTCTTAGTCGAATTGGCGACACTGCAGACGGCAAAGTGTTTCGAAAATGGTTGCTCGAAGGCAAAATCAAAGTGGCTCCTCCTGCCGGTGCAACAGATAGTGCGTTGAGAGATCACGCCGCAGATCAAAGGATTGCGGTTAAGATTTACAACGCATTGGAGCCACTAAGTGAACGTCAACGGAACCGGGAATGAAGACAGCGCAGCACCAGAAGCCGCAGGCTTTGGTGGCGCAAAAGAGGTGAGCACTCCTGCCAATGGGGATGCTCCGGCGTCGGACGCTGCTGATCCTTCGGAAACCGGGCAAGATGACGCAGCGGCCGACGCGACCGGCTCATATGAACTTCCACAAGACCTTCTCGGCGAAGACGGCGCGCTGAACACAGAAGCTGTCACTGCCCGCCTCCGGACTGACGCTGAAAGCGCTGCGGCAAGAATAGAAAAGTTCGGCGAGGTGCCTGAAGGCGATTATACGATTCCTGGCGAAGTCGAGATCGAAGGCATTGGCGCGGTCTCAATCGATCCTGAAAACCCATACCTCAAAGGCTTTATGGAAAAGGGCAAAGAGCTTGGCATTGGCCAAACCGCCATGACCACTTTCCTCGAAGACTATGTTCAATCGGCCGCGGCTGATGCGAAGGCGCTATCTACTGAAGCTGCCAAGCAGGTCGTTACTGACCAGAACAACAAAATGCTGAGTGAGTTTGAATCGCTCGGTGACGACAGAGACTCCCGGTTAGCGTCTCTACAATCGACCATCTCTGAACAGGTTTCGCCTGAAGCCGCGACGGCGCTGGTCAACGATATTCGTACCAAAGCAAGTTTTGAAGCAATCGAAGGATTGTTAGAGCGTGTTGGTGCGGGTCGTCTGAATACCGAACCTACGGGTGAGCACGCAGACGATGGCGAACTTGATGTCGCTAACATTCTCTTTCCAAGTAAACAAAAAGGTAAAAGCTAATGGCTGTTGTTGGACAACCGTTTATCGATCTCATCGATATTAACAAAGCGAAGGGCGCTGACGGCAAAGTCACAGCGTCCTTGATCGATATCGTTGCACGGCAGTCTCCCGTGCTTCGGAGCTCGTATATGGGCGCGTGTAACAACAACACGACGCACAAGCATGTGATCCGCTCTGGGCGTGGCATGGCAAGCTGGGGCCGGCTCTACAAAGGTATTGCCGCTTCCAAAGGCAACACGTTCCAAGTCGAAGATACAACCGGCTTTCTGGAAGCTCGTACAGAGATCGATATGCGTCTCTTGGAGCTGGAAGGCGACAATGCGGCAAAGTACAAGCTGCTTGAAGCCGAAGGCCAGTTGCAGACTGTCACCGAGAACTTTGAAACCGCCTTCTTCTATTCCGATACCGCGGCGGCGCCGGATGAGATTAAAGGGCTGGGCGCTCGTTATGGCACGATCTCAAATGCCGGTCCTGGCAATCAGATTGTCGATGCGGGTGGAACCGGGTCGGACAACATGTCTGTTTGGATGATGACATGGGGCCCGCGCGCTTGTGCGCTGATCCACCCATCAAAAGTATCGGGCGGCATCGAGCGTCAGCAAAAAGGCGAACAGCGCGTGCTGGATGACAATGGCAACCCGTACTACGCTGAAGAGGACATTTACCGTCTTCACACTGGCGTTTCGGTTGGCGATTGGCGCTATGTTGTCCGCATTGCTAACATTGACGTGTCGGCATTCGCAACGGATCCGTCCGGTGCAATCGATTGGCTGCGTGATGCTTATTACAAGCACCGCGGCCGCGTTGAGAACATGGGCAAAACCGTCATCTATTGCCGGCAAGAGTTCATCCAAGGTCTTGACGAGCTGGGCACAAACTCGGCCGGTTCGGATAACTTCATTCGCTTGAAGCCAATGGACTTCATGGGCCAAGAGTTCGACGCTTACCGTGGTAAGATGCCGATCATCGAGACAGAGAACCTTCTCGCCACGGAAGCACGGGTCGTCTAATCGCGAGCTGCCACCCTTAACCCTAAAGGAAAAACAATGATTTTCTCACAGAACCTCATTTTCTCCGATCAACAGGCGATTACTGCGACGGCCGCGTCAACGAACGTCATTGATCTTGGAGCAAAGCTGACACCGCCTCATGAGGGGGCGGCTCTATCGCCGGATATCGGCATTGGGTCAAAAACGTGTCTGCTCATTCAAGTGACTGAGGCGTTCGATAACCTCACGTCCTTGAACATCGCTTGTCAGAAAGACGACAACTCGGCTTTCTCTTCTCCTGAAACGATCTGGGATGAAGACATTGTGCTTGCCGGTCTGACAGTCGGAGCTCGCGCGCTTTGGGAGCACATCTCTAAGCGTACCGATCAGCAATATCTGCGGCTGCTCTATACCGTCACGGGCACTGGTCCGACTGTCGGTAAGATCATGGCCGGCATCACTATGGGGAACCAGAACGATTATGGGTAAGACATTGATTGTTTCTGCGTTGGCGGCTGGTTTTTACGGTCAATTTCGCAACCCTGGTGACAAGTTCGCAATTGCCAAGATCTCTGATTTCTCAAAGAAGTGGATGCTTCCGGAGAACTTCTCAATCTCGAACGGTAAAGCTACCGCCAAGAAGGCTTCGGAAACAGAAGAAGATGAAGAGGCGGCAGAACTCGCCGCTGAGCTTCTGGCGCAACAAGCCGCCAAAGGTTCGGACGAAAATGGCGAAGCTTCGGAAGGTGATGACGAGCTGAAAACATTCAGCCAGTACAAAGAAGCCTATCCTGGCCAAGACGGCGTTGAGATCGATGGCAGCGAAGCGGTTCAATCTGCCTTCGAAGACTTTGAGGGCTCTGTTGAAGCTTGGAACGACTTGACCCAAAAAGACCGGCGTGATCGCGTCTTGGCAAAGGTCTCGGCGATGATCGCGGACGCCGAAGACGAAGAATAAGCCCTGCGCCTCAAACCAATTAGAAACGCCCCGGTTTAACGCCGGGGCGTTTTTGTTTGAAAGTGCGTTGTTCGAACGGTGCCAAAATTGCGGAATAGGGCATGGCCATTACACCTTCACCGCTCACCATTTTGCAGGCTGCATTTCCCGTTGTTGGCTGCAATCCGCCCACCTCTATCGATGATAATACCGATGAGGCCAAAGCCGCTAAGGCCACATACGAGATCGATGCTCGCGAGTTTCTTTCGCGTCACGCCTGGTCGTGGGCAACCAAGACAGCGCTTGCGACGTACAAAGGCGAGCGCACCGATCAGCGACCGCGATATGAGTACACGCTTCCGGCCGATGTGATCACGGTAAGGTCCGCGCAACAGGGCACGTTTCCGTTTCGAGATTTCATGATGGAAGACGGATTGCTTTTGTGTGACCTGTTTGACGCTAAAAATATCTACGTATCGTACAGCCGTCGCGTGAGCGAGATCCATTGGCCACCGGCCTTTGTTGCCGCGATGGTCGATAAGGTGGCGTCACGTCTAGCGTCTGGTCTTTTGGATCGGGCTTCAGAGGGCGATGCTTATGAGAGGCGCGCAGAGAAAAAGCTTCTCCGTGCCAAGCGTATAGACCGGCGCCAATTCCCCGGATCCAAGGTGTATGAAAACACTTCTCTGCAGCGCCGCTGGTCAGGGTCGAACGATCAATTCCGGACAGGCTTTTATGGTAAAAACTCGTAAACACAAAAGCACGCTAGAGCTCGGTGAGCTGTCGCGCGATTTCCTGATGAACCAGTCAGAAGAAGGTGTGCTCGAGCGCGCCTGTCAGACTGCGTTGAATGTGATCCTGAAAGCAGGCGGTGGCGCGAAGCGGCGCCCTGGCGGTGACTTCAAGTTCTCAACAGATGTGCAGCCTCGGCGATTTCGCTTCAGAGGGCGGGGCTTTGTTGAAGAGCTGGTGTTCACGAATGGTGTTCTGTTTGTTCACGACGAAGATGGTGTGCTTTTGCAGACGATTGGAAGTCAGGCATGGGTCACGGCCGACTTGGACAATCTGAGGTTTGGCGCGAATGCCAACAAGGTCTTCGTCACCTCGGCTTTAAACACGCTTCCTGTTCAAGAGCTCACTCGTGCGGCCGATGGCACATGGTCTGTTGCGGCGTATCAGTTTTCGGTTGGTGTAAACGGCAAGCGATCCCAGCCATTCTATGACAAGTTCGATGAGATCGACACTGTGATGACGGTTGGCGCCTATAGCGGAACAGGTGTGACGCTGCAGTTCAATCAGGATGTTCTTGTCGCTGGGCACGTGGGCCTGCGCTTCCGCTACATGGCGGCAAACGAAATGGTTATTACGGCCGTCACCGATGCGCAAAACGCGACGGTCGACATTGTGGACACGCTTTACCCGACGCTTGACCTGCCTGTCGCAAGCAGTGCGAATTACAAAGTTGGTGAAGTGGTTGAAGGTGACGTCAGCAACGTGCGCGGCGTCATCGTAGAAGTCCCAACAGGAACATCTGTGCGCGTGATCCTTCTGGAAGGGTATGAGCGTTTCCAATATTCAGCGACGGCTGAAGATAATGACAAGCTGATCACTCGCGAGGCAGGGGAAGCTTTGACCGCGGCGCCAGTGCTAGTCACTACGCCATTCTTTACGTCGATCTATGATGAGCAACTGATCTCGGCCGTGCGTGGATATCCAGGATCATTGGCCGTCCACAAAAACCGTTTGATCTTGAGCGCGTTCGCCGAAGCAACCGATGTGGTCTGCGGATCCGCCAACGGTAATTTCTATGACTTCGCGGTTGGCGCTGAAGATGAGAATGCTTTCAATGAAGAGCTTGGCGCCGATCCCAACTCAGAGATCCGGCATGTCGCGTCTAAGGATCAGTTGGTGATCATGACGGATCGGGGCTGCCACTTTGTACCCGAATCTCCGCAATCTCCGTTAACCCCTGCAAACATCGCGTTCTATGAGATCACGCCTGATGGCTGTTCTCTGGTTGAACCGTTCTCTACGCCAGAAGGCATCGTGTTTATCGATAATGATGCTGGGCGCCTTATGGTGCTGGCACAAGCAGGAAGTCTTTCTCAACCGTCCTGGGACGTAGCGGAGCTGTCTGAAGCGGCTTATCACATGCTGACTGGTCCCAAGCGTCTGGTCGTTGCAAACGGGCTAGACGGGCGAACTGAGCGATATGCGATGGTGCTGAATGATGACGGCACGGTTGCCTGCATGATCTATCGCAGGGGATCCGATAAAGTTGGCTTCTCGAGATGGACGCATGGTGAGGGTGCGTTCTCTGATATCACTGTCTCTGAAGATCGCGTGTTCATGACCTCAAAGATTGACCGGGTATTTTCTGATATTGAAACGTCTTCGATCTGGCTGACCTCTGAAATGAAGTTTAGCAGCCTGGTCGATGACGAAGCGCCATATGTAAGCGCCGCTTCTGATACGACGATCCGCAACACACTGTCTGATGTTGTGAAAGATGGTGCTGTTATCGGATCTGGGGATGTTGTGCTCGAGGGCGGCAATTGGGTGGTCGAAGACCTGTCGGCTGCGGCAGGCCAGTCTCGAGGGTTTGACTTTGATGTCGACGTGACACCGGCGCCACAAACCAGCATGACGGGATCCGGCCGCGTTCGAATTCCTAAAACGTGGGTCGATGTTCTCGATACGGGGATCATCCAGATCGGGAACTCTGAATATCTTCCGTGGGGGCCTGATGATCCATTGGATGATCCGGGCAAGACGCGAACTCAGCGGATCGTCGCTACCCAGCTTGGCTGGTCTTATGAGGCAACAAAGTTTATCGGTCAGACGCGCGGGCGCGGCGGTGCCTTCGATGTGCGGTCAATTCTTTTGGAGGTTTCTAAGTAATGGTTGAACCAGTCACAATGGCGCTCATTGCTTCGTCGGCTGTCTCGGCGTTTGGAAGCATTCTTGGCGGGTTTGGTCAGGCATCGCAAATGAAGGCGCAAGCCAAGGCCGCGGCACTCGAGGCCAAATATGTGAACCTGCAGCGCGCGCAGAAGAAAGCGATCAACCTTGAGGCGATCAATGATGTGGCTGCGTCTGTGGATCTGATCAGGTCTGGTCGGAACGTGAACCTCAATAGCGCGACAGGTCGAGCTCTTCGCAAAGATCGCCGGCGCCGCGGTCTGGATAATCTCAACAATGACAATCTGTCATTCCTGCAGCAAATCTCCGGACTTAAAACACGCCAGTCAAACCTTCGTGCCGGCGCCCGTGTTGCCCCGCTCATGGGTATTCTAAACGCAAGCGGTGATATCGCGACTATGGCGTCCGGCTTTGGTCAGATCGGCAAGAGCGGTGCGGGCGAAGTGGACAAAATTAAGCAACTCGGCACAAGCCAGCTAAGCTTTTAAGAGGCCAACATGCTACAAAACATTCAGAGAAACACTGTTCAAAGCGTAGGGATCGTCGCGAATGACGGTGAAGCGGCCGCGGCAACCTCACTGTTTACGGGTCTCGCTGAATCGTCTTCACGGATGCGGCAACAGTTGCAGCCTTACCTAGATCAACAGACACGTGACAGGGCGGCGCGTGACGTGCGTTCCGCTATCGATGGGCGTGATGATGCTGGATTAGCGCTAGACGTGCCTACGCGCCGCGTTCTGACGCGGCAGGACGCTATTTACAATGATGTCGTATCCGCAGGCGTGATCGCGCAGTCTCAAGCCGACTTCCAAGATGAAGTGAATAGGCTTGCGGAAAATCACCGCTTTGACCCAAAGGGCTTTGCGGGCGCTGCTGATGATTTTGTTGAGGGTTACACCTCCGCTTTGGCGGAGCGTGAACTTTCAATGGAGATGGTTCTTAGTCTGGAAACCTCCGCTCGCCAGACCTTTGCTCAAGAGGGCGCCCGCGTCGAGGCCCAAACTCGCGAAGTGCAGGTCAAAGAAACGCAAGACGCAATGGAGCGCCGGCTGTCCCAATTGAGCGCGCAGCTTGCAACGGGCATCGAGCGAGACGCTGGCGTGTTTGTGGGAAGCACTCAGTTTGCAGGGCTCCAAAAAGAGTATGACGATATCATCAATACTCTGGTCGATAATCCGCTGTATGGCTGGTCGCCAGAACAGGGCGCCGAAGCAATTGACGACTTCATGAACGGCGGCACAGAGCTTCTGATGGTGCAAGGCATGGAAGCTGAGTTCTTTAAGAACGGCGATGCGGCCGCTTTGAAGTTTATCGATGAGGGCGTGAACCGTATGACGCTGGATGCGCAGGAGCGTATCGGGTCGCGGTCTCGTCTCACAAATCGCCTCTCCGTCCTTCAGCAAATGTCTGCGCTGGAACAGCAAGAGAAGAAGGATGAGCAAGACGCTCTCGAGGCGGCTGGTGAGCAGGCTTCGTTGAATTACGAGTCCGCGATGCTTGGAAAGCTGTCAGGGCAGGAGCGCCCCACGCGAACGGATATCGCTCAAGGGCAACTGCTTGTGCAGGCAGGGTATCTCAAGCCAGCTCGTCTGAACGTCTACATCAACGCCAAGACCTCGGACAATCTAACCGGCCGTGAAGAAGGCGCCCTGTTCGGCGCCATTCAATATGCTCGTGATGTCGCGACCACGCAGGAAGAGCTGGATAGTATCATCCAGGATATGCTTGCCACCGAAACCATTGGAATTGACGAGATTTCTAAGATCGAAGACGAATGGCAGGACACGCAAGATGATCGTCTCTCGGCCGGGACAGACCTGCTGGATGCGTTCTTCCAAAAGAGCTGGATGGATTCTGCCTTTGGAGATTCGCAGGCCAAGAATGCAGAGGCGCGTATCAGTCTTCGCGAGTGGGTTTCTCAAAACCCAGAATCAACTGTGCAGCAAGTGGAAGTTCACGCTCGCCGGATCGCAGATTCGTTTGCGCGCACGGCGCCACCCCCGGCAATGGTGATTATGGACGGGTTCAAAAACCCTCGCGGTATCACGCCGATAAATTATAAAGAATATGTAGAGGATGCGGGCGATTATCTGTTAGACAACTTTTCGAATGATCCAGCGTATCTTAATCAACAAATGGAACAAATTCGCCTGATCGACGATTATTTTGGCGATATGGCACAGCTCCAATCTGAGGGCTCTGAACCAAACGAGGAACAGTGATGGGTTTTACACCAAATGATCGGTGGGGGTTTGCCGCAAAAGCAGACGCCAAACAACCAGGACAAGTCGAACCGGCGCCCGCTCCCAAAACAGGGGCGGGCCCTGACGCAATGAAGACAGACTTCGCGAATGCGGCAGAGCAAGAGCAGTATCGTCGCAACCTCGATGAGCTGAAGGCTCGCCGTGCCAAACGTCAGAAGAAAGACGAAGAAGAAGTCGAAAAGGCTCCGCTCGGATCTCCGACGAGACAAGACTGGCGCCCGAACCAATTGCCAGATGGTGACATGATTGTTTCGGCCGGCGCGAAAGCGCTTGGCTTCGAAGGGGATCCAGAAGAGCTTTCAAAGTTTAACCCGTTTGCCAAGATCGATCGGATCGACGCGTTCAATGCTGGCTTTGATGCCCTGGGGATCTCGCGCGACACATACGAACGTCAGGCGATGGAGAACGCTTCTAAGGCCCTGAGCATCGCAGGTGACGCTGTGAAGAAAGATGTGGGCGCGGCCGTGATGGATCCATTGGGTACGGCATCGCAGGTGCCGGGCGGCATGATCGACGCATGGAATGAGATCAACCAATTCGGTATTGATCTATCTGCCGGCGCCGCGCGCGCGGTCGGTTTTGATCCAGCCGTTGTTGAGCTGCAGAAGTTCGCGCAGGAATCGGCACGCCTGGTCGAAAACCCAATTGAAGAAGATGATACCGTCACGGGCAATCTGATCCGTGGGATCTCGCAATTTGCTGTGCCGTTCACTGGCGGCTTGAAGGCAATGAAGGCGGCGAAATTTCTTCAGAAGCCGGGGGCCTGGCGCGAGGTGTCCCGCTTCACGCTGTCAGGCTTTATGGCAGACTTCACTGCATTTGATCCGGAAGCTGATCGCATCACTGACATGATGTCGGACGCTGGTTTGCCGATCATCGAGTATCTGGAATCAGACGAAGACGACAGTGTTTGGGAAGCCCGTTTCAAGAATGGTCTCGAGGGATCTGCGATTGGTGTAGCGTCTGATGGTCTTTTTGCGATGGCCCGTGGCCTGAAGGGAATGCGGGAAACCAAAGAGGGTCTGCAAAAGCGCCTTGCCGCTCAAGACATTGAACAGCAAGCGATCCAGACTGAGATAGAACGCGACCTATGGTCTAACGGCGATCCACAAGCGCCTGCTGTCGAGTTTGATGCGCCACCCAAGGCAGAGACGACCGCGCAGCGGGCGGAGCGCCTGGAAGGGCAGGAGCGACCAGATCAGCCGATTGCAGGTCAGAAGTTCCTGGATCAAGACTTCTTTGAAATCGAGCCGGACGTTGAAGCGCTCGGTGACGTCAAGCCAGCCGTTCGCATGGGCGATGCGGTAGAGAACCGCAAAAGGTTCGTTGAGAATGAAACTGTTTCTGAGACTTCAGACATGGGGGATCTCGTAGGCTTCTCCGCTCGGTCTGGCGATTTCGCTGTTTCGTTTGAACGTGGCCGTGAAGGCTCGGTTGTCGACTTTGACCGGCTGGATAACATCATCAATGAGACAAACTTCAAGCGGGACATTGATACACCGCGGACACAAGCGCAGTCGCTTCGTGATGCGAACGAGATCTTTTCAAAGGTAGCTGCTGTGATCGAGGCCGATGCGCAGCGTACAGGTTCGCCTTCATACTCATTCACGGCCGCGACAATGAAGCTGGATAGCCTGTATCAGCGGTTTGCTCCGAAGATGGCAGAGCGCATGGGCTATGATTACAAAGCGACAGAGGGTGGTTTCCTTCTGACGCGCCCTGAAGCAACTGAGGCATTTGCTGCGCGCGGCCGGCTGTCGATCTTTGAAGCGGCAAACCCAGAAGACCGGGCTGCACGTCGACAGGTTGGCGGCAAAGTGCCGGCCTATCTGAGAGATCAAACCGGCTTCGATCCTGAGACTGGCAGCAAGCCTGGAAACGTCGCAGCTCAATCTCTAGCGCGGCAGCTCGAAAGCAGTCGTGGTCCTCGCTTTGCATTTGATAGTGCGGGAAGCCCCGAGCTGACCGCAGAAGGTGCGGCACAGCGTTTGTCGGACATTCGGCAAGCTGGCACCGATGCTTTTCCAAAAGAGTTTGCGGTTCTCGAAAATGATGGCCGGATCCAATACGCCCGGCGCCCGAGTGAGATAGAGCCCAATTGGGAAGAGTTTGATTACACCATGAAGGCCGGAACAACGCCGGAAGGCAATGTTGTGATCTTCACGCAAAACACTCGCCCTGACGAAGTGGCTGGCTTGATGCTGCACGAAATGGGCATTCATGCGGGTATGAGAAACATGGTCGGCGATGCCGGCATGGCAGGCTTAGAAAAGCAGGTGAACAAGCTGTTGAAAGATGGCGATGCGGCAACAATTCGCGCCCGTCAAAGAGTTCCTGAATCGACACCACAAGACCGCGTTCTTGAAGAAGTTATGGCCTACATGGTGCAATATGCGCCAGATGCCGCGCTGACACAGGCGATTATTGGTAAGGTTAAAGCCTGGGTGGCAAAGACCAATCCAAAACTCATCAAACGGCTAAACCTTCAGGAAGAAGATTATCGCCAGCTCGCAATGCTCGCGATCCGCAATGAGGCGATCATCTCTGGGCAGGTGGTGGCTATGTTTGGTCGCCTTCCGTCTGTTGACGAATATGGCCGAGAGGGATCCACGGCGAAGCCAATGTTCAATCTATCGCAGCCGCTATTGCTGACTGACGAGCTGTCTTTGAGCAATGGTCAGGCCGTTCGCGATGCGATGGACTTGAACGCAAATGATGCAAATCTAGGGCGGCAAATTGAGGCGCTTGAAGACGAGCTTCTGGGGCCTGGTTTTATGGAGCGGTTGTTCCGGTCAAACCCGGACTTTGACCCGTTCTCTTATAGCGAAGCTGTTCAGGCGATGTCTCGTGGTGACGTTAACCCAGCGATTGCAGAGGAGTTTCGCAACACAGTGCGAACTATCGCATGGAATGAAGGGCGGAATATAGAAACGGTTGACGCCTCTAGCGTTGTTCGTTCGATGAGAGTTGCAGCGGGCCCAAGCCCTGTTTTTGATGTCGATCAGTTAGGGTTCATGACAACAGCCGAAACGGTTATGAACAACCCGCCACCAAGGTTTCGTGATGCAAAAGAGCTGACCTCAGACCAGTGGCGTAATTTCTTTAGAGATGGCGGCGCGACAGGCGAAGCGTTCCGGTATCACATTGAGCCTGCCCTTAAAGAATTCGAGGGTGCGGGGAAAATTGAAAAAGAAGACTTAGTGCGCGCTCTTGATATGCATCGGACGCGGATGCGAATTGTTGGTGAGGCGTCAAGCCAAACAGACCGACTGCCTAAAGTTGGCTTCTCTATGCTTAACGTCACCGCGCGTGGGGCGTCTAAGCGCCTTAATAAAATGGTTAGCAGGCTTGATGCAATTGATCAGAGAATGACTTCTCGCCGCGAGGACGGCAGGGATCAATCTTTCGGTCAATATATGGACGCTTGGCGCGTTTATGCCTTGGAAAGCCGCATAGATCGGCACTCGATGCGCTGGGAGCTAGAGCCGCAAATGCATGGCGCAACCGACGAGCTGGAAAAAGGTCGCACCGAAACTGATTACTCAGACTATGTTTCGCCTGGACGCCACGCAAACTATCGGCAGGAGCTAATTGTTCTTCCTGATGCAGCGAAGGGATATCACTCACACAATTGGGAAAGTGAAGGTGTGATCGGCCATATTCGCACGACAGACCGCGTTGACGTAAACGGTCAATCGTTCCGCTTTGTGGACGAGCTGCAGTCAGATCTTCACCAAGAAGGCGCCGCGGCTGGATACCAAGCAGAAGGCGACAAAACAGAAGCGCTTCGCAAATCGTTTGATGCAGCTCGTGAGAGATATGAGCGTGCGCGTGATCGCGTTCAAAGCGCATCGCTTGAAGAGATCGATCCGGACGGAACTTTAGATCCAAACGATCCTCCAGAATTGCTGCGCGAAATGGCGGCCGCTGAAGAGGCATTGGGTCAAGCGGGAGAGGCGCTTCGAACTGGCTCCTGGCGCTCTTCCAAACAACCGCCTCGAGCACCGGGCGAGAATTGGGAAAAGCCATTCATTAGACGTGTCCTGCAGCGTGCGGTGGCGGATGGCATCGACACCGTAGCGTTCACAGACCATGCCGCCTTGAACAACTTCCTGCAGAATGAGGGAACCAAAAGCTTTTACAACGAACGGATGCCGGCACATATCCGCAAAGTCGCAAAAGATTTGGGCGCCGAAGTTATCAGAGTGAAAGCCAATCTGTCTGATTATGAAGTGATGGTGGATGATGTCACATACGGTATCGGCTATCGTCACGAAGAAGATGGATCTAAGGTTTTCCTCGATAGTGTTCGCTACGAACGCCGCGGGCAAGCTGAAGCCGCGATGGTGGAAACCCCACAGCGAGAATCGGAAGTATTGGCGATCCGCATGAATGATGCCGCTCGGGCAAAGCTTCGCCAAGGCAATACTTTGTTTTCAATTGGTGAGGCTCCGGGTCGAATGGATGACGCGCTTAAGCGTACAGTTGTCGATGATGTGAAAGAGGGCCGGCGCGGTCTCGAGCCGGACGAAGCTGAAGCCTTAATCGGTGCGGCTGATCGCTGGGCTCAATCGGTGGCGCGTCTTCAGCCACAACGGGGACGCGAGCTTGTCGACCTGGTTGAGCAGGTGAAGGCTGGGAATGATCCAGAAGATCTCCGCTATCTCGTTGAAGTGATGGACCGGGCAAAGGCACAGGTCAAAGAACCGCCTTCCCTTCTAACGTTCCTACGGAATGCTGGCGGGATCCGAGACGAAGGCGGTGAGCTTTCGGCGCGGGATCTAGGCCGTGTGAACTTCGTTAACAATCGATCCGGTCTGACAATGGATGAAGCTTTGCAGCGCGCATGGGAAGGCGGCTACATCCAGAACAAGCCTTTCGAAGCTGACACGCTTGGTGTCGGTGCCCGCCCTGCTGATGAAACACGCCCGTACCATAACGATCTATTCGAGTTGATTGATCGCGAGCTCATGGGCGAAAAGGTTTACTCGCTGAATGATCAGGCATGGGTGCAAGAGGCGGCGGCTAGGGTCGACGCTCGAGCGGAGCTGGATCGATTGGGTCTGGATCCGAATGCCCCGCGTGCGCAGATTGAAAGCGAGTTCGAACGTATCGCGATGCGGCAAGAGGGGGATCCTCTCACACTCCGTGATGTTGAAGATATCGACGCAATGGAGCGGCTGGCAAATGCCAAGCCTGGTGTCGGCCTGCCTGACCGGGGCTTGATTGGCGGCAATGAGGTTCGGATCAACTTCAATGCGCTCAACACCTCCGATGATATCAAGTCGGTAATCGGGCAATTGGCTGATGCGTTTAGCGGCGAGATCAAAGGCGCTGTTGGCGAAACGCGAACCAATGAGATGATCCTTAAGGACAGCCGCAAGATCAGCGCGTGGGAAGCTCTGAACGGGCGTAGAACGGGCGCCCCTCTCGCTGATGTGGAAGTCCCGGCCGCGCAAGCGCTTTATTTGGCGTCTGCGGAGAACGTGAAGAAGGCGCTACAGCACGCGATGGAAGTTGGGACGGATACAGCCCATTACAATGCTCGCCGCGCTCTGACGATGCATAGGGCCATTCAGGCAGAGATTGCAGGATCAAAGGCTGATGCGTCTCGCGCGCTTCGGGCATGGTCAGTTACCCAATCAGCGACAGCTCAAGCTCGTAAAGAGATGAAGGATGTCATGGAGCAATATGGCGGGCGCCTGGATCCTGAAGAGATGGCTCGCTTGCAAGAGATGATCGACAGCAATCCGGAAGGGTTTGATAAGGCTGTTCGGTCGATGAGCCAGAAGACCGCCGATTCGATTGGCGAGATCTTGCGGTTCGCGTGGCTGTCAGCGCCTCCAACCCATATCATGAACTTCGCGGGCAATACCTTGGTCGCTTACGCCGATATTCTTCCGCGCGTGGTGACAGGTCTGCGTGGTCAGGCGACCGGCAATCAGGAGATGGCTCAACAGCTCACTGTGGCGCTCAAAGAGTTCCAAGGGATGAATATGGGCATCGCCGCTCAACTGCGTGCTTTCGGTAAGTCGGCTGAATACGGTCGGATTGCTACGAAGATGAAAGAAGCCGGCAAGCTCATGGGTGAAGGCCAGACGACCAAGGGCCTGATGCGGGGCGCTTCAGCGCTCGCGTTCGAACCAGGTGCGGCAACCATGCGCGGCCGCTTTGATGATCGAGGCGTTAACGGCCGGGCGAAGTATATGGACGCCGGCAATGATCGTGCGATTGCTGCGGAAGCGTGGGGTCTCGATGCCGAGAGTGTACGCGGCCGGGTGCTGAACGGAGCGGGTGCTGTCCTTTCGGCGCCTGTGGAATTCCTCGGCTTCTCTGATGATTTCTTCAAAGGGATCGCTGAGCTATCCACGCGTCATCGTATGGCGCAAGAGATGGTGTTTGAAGAGATGCGTCATGGCCTCGAGCCAAAAGACGTGAACGCGCGCTATGCTGAGATTGTAGATAATCCGCCTCAAGGCGTGCTGGATGAGGCAAAGCGTGTTGCGCAGCGCCGAACATTCACTGAGCCGGTGGGTAAGGGTACGCGGGGCATTCTGTCTCTGCGCGAAACGCTTAACAAAGTTCCGGGCGCCGGCCATGTCTTGTTCCCATTCGTGGTGACGCCTTCGAACATTCTAAAGTTCGCCTTCCAGAATGGGCCTACGGGGATGATGTTTAAGGAAGTCCGTGACGAGCTTGCGGCAGGTGGTGTTCGCCGGGCTAACGCTCAATCTCGGATGATGCTTGGAACGGGTCTCTTGGCGATGGGCGCGAGCATGGTTGCAGGCGGCAATATGACTGGCCGGGCGCCGGTCGATCCTGGTGAGCGCGAGCTTTGGTCTCGAACCGGGCGTCAGGAGTATTCAGTTAAGGTCGGTGACAAGTGGTACAGTTACCGCCGCTTGGAGCCTGTCTCTACCATGATGGCCCTTGGGGCTGACTTCCAAACGATCCTTCAGAATCGCGCAGTCGATGATGACCCGGATGATGATATCGAAGAAGCGTTCGGTCCTATGCTGGGCATGTTCATGAATGTGGTAGCGTCGAAGACCTATCTGACAGGCGTGAGCGACTTCATGCAGTTCGTTAATGACCCAGAACGATACGGGCCGACATATCTTGAAAACCTGCAGTCAGGGGTGGCGGTGCCAGCCTTGGTGGCATCGGTAGAGAAGCTGAATGATCCGCAATTGAACGAGACTTCGAATGCTCTTGAGAAGATGATGGCGCGCACGCCTGGCTTCTCGGCGGACCTTCCTGTCGCTCGCGATATCTGGGGGCGTAAGCGGCACGTGTCATCTGGGCTTGGGCATTGGTATGACGCCCTTTCGCCGTTCACTGTGCGGACAGAAGAAGCGGAATCGATTGATCAGGAGCTCTTGCGGATTGGCTACTATCCTACGCGTCCGGGCAAAAGCATCACGGTTCGGCACATCGCAAGCGGGATGCCGGTTAACGTGAATATCAGCAACCGGCCGGATATCTATTCTCGATATGTCGAGCTGGCCGGCAATGAGTTGAAGCTGACAGACGGCATGGGTGCTAAGGATTACCTGAATGCTGTGATCGAGGGCAAATCTGCACGTTCGTTCGATTATCAGATGTTTTCGGATGATCCGTTAATGCCGGCGTCAAAGGAAAAGTTCATCAACACGATCATAAATCAGTATCGGGAACAGGCGCGTCAACAGCTCGAGCGGACTGAATTTAGGCAAGATCTTCAACAGATGGCGCTCGCGGCAATTCAGGCTCAAAGGCAAGCCGACGAGATGAGGCAACAGCAACTTCAGCGTTAGTGCGTTTGACGATTTGCGGGCGAAACCTATTATCTGCTTAGGCAATATGGGGCTGGCACATGCTAGATCGTCCGGTTAAATCTGATTTTTCAACAACGGCTTCTTATCGGGAGGCCCGCGCTGAATGGGCTAACGAGCTGAGAAAGGCGGTCGATAATGATGACCGCCTTGTTGGCGCGATCAAGACGATTGAGCTGCTGGCAGAGCGTGTTCATGATCTCGAGCTGGCGGTTTCAAGATCGGATGTTGTCACGCTTGAAAACGGGACAGAGTACACCTTCCACACGGTCGATCATCTCGCTTTAGCCCTTGCAGGTATTGCAGCTTCACGCGGTACAAAAGCGCCTCTTCCCCTAAGCAATGGTCAGGTCATCCCAGACGTTCGAATGAGTGAGGTTGTTTTGATCGCCACTCAGATCTTGGAAGGCGGCTTGCAGGAAAGTGAGCCGCAAGATGACCCCACTTGAGACGCTTCCTGACTTCGTTCCAGACGAAGAATTCGAGATCATTGGCGAAGTTGTAGGTTGGAGCCCGGATATCCTGAAGGGTATCGGCCGAAAAGAAACAATGTTTGGCGCCTTGGATCCCCGAGATATTCGCTTCGAAAGTGGGCAATGGCGCAAGTATAGGTTTGCCAGTCGCGAAGCCAGAAAGTTTGACCGCCACAAAAACAGAAGTGCTCGGCGTTCTGACTGGCGTGAAGCCCGCTGGGAAGCCTTTTCGCAGATGGACCGCGTTGCCCAAAAAGATGCTTTCCTAAACCCAAGGGCGGGCGATGCTGCGATCCTTTCACACAGCTTTGGCTGGGGGCAAATCATGGGCTTCAATCATAAGGTTGCTGGCTTCGATAGCGCTCGCGAGTTTCTTCGCGCGATGGGAACCCTAGAGGGCCAACGTCAGGCGATTGTGAACTTCATCGTTGATAGCCGGCCGATCCTGATTGCTGGGCAGAGGGAAGATTTTGATGCGCTTGGCTATCATTGGAATGGCCCCGCATATAAGCGCAACAAATGGGCGGTAGATGTCGCTGGGTTTGTTGCTGAAGAAAGATATCGGAGTACGACCTTTGTTTAACATGGGCTCAAACATTGTTGCACTTATCGCGGTGGCTGCGGCCGCGGCAATCCCTGCTGGCCTGGTTGGATACAATAAGGGCTTCACGGATGCTGCGCGCGAGCAACAAGCGTCAACCGATATGTTCCGGGTGCGGGAGATCTTTCTTTATCATGAGGTGGGCGCAGCGCGGCAGGCGCAGCAAGAACTCATCTCTCAGATCGAAACCCTATGGGATGTAGAGGGCGAAGCTCGTCGCCAATTGAAACGAGCGCTCGCGGTGCAAAAGCGGCGGGCTGATGATTACAAGCTTGCGGCGTCGGCCGCGATTAAAAGGTTAGACAATGCTGAGAACATCGAGCTTCAAACTTGGCGGGGCACTACTGTTCCTGATGAGCTTACTCTTCCTATCTGCGTGCACGTCGACGGATCGGGTGAGTGTCAAGATTCCGGACCCCCAGCCCATAGTGGTGACAGTGTGGAGATTCGCGAGCCCGCCACCTCTGACGGGGGCTGAGTTTGAGCAAGAAGGCGGTGAGGCAGTTATTCTCGATGCGCCGGACAATTGTAGGGACACATGGTCTGGCATGACCAATGGTGAGCTCTACGAAATTTACCGAGAATGCCAAGGCGTGAACGGTAGCAATAGAAGCAGGATCCGCCTGTGGGAAACCTGGGCGGCAATTGAGAAAAGGGCGCACGAAACTGCGAAAGGCGAGACTGATGGAAACCGATAAGGTCAAGATCGAAGGTGATGAAGTCACCATTAAAGCTGGTTCTGCGGCAGAGGCTCGCGAGATTGCGGCCGCTGCAGATCGAGATATCTACAAGCAACAGCGCGGCGAAACAGACGGGGCTATTGATGACTTCCTCGATGGTGCCGGCAAGATCGCAGATACCATTGGGCGCCCGTCCTTTGAGTGGGCTGCATGGGCATTGGCTATCGTCGGCGCCGTTGTCGCTTACATCTCTTGGTCGCGACTGACAGTGAACGAAGACGTTCAATTCCTCTTCGGCGCCGTAGGCGTGGTGATCATCCTTGTCGTCAAGATCTCAGCCGGCCGGTGGGCAAAGGCTGAAAACAAAAAGGATGCGGAGACGGCGCGTGTCTTCTCCACAATTGCGATAGGTGGCCTGCTGGTGAATGCGGCCGTGGCGGTTATGTTTCAGGCGGCGATTAGCGCTGATGAGGCGACAGGCACTCTAGATATCGACCGGGCTGTTGAAACGCTTGAGCGAGAAGAGCGCGAGCTGACGCGATCAATCGACGGTATGGAAGCGCCGCGGCTCCCGCTGGATATCCTGCAGTATGACCTTGAGCAGGCACTTAGCGAGCCAGCCCGAAACAACTCCAATGAGGCTACACCTCTGACAGTTGCTACGGTGATCGGCTGGGAGACAGATGATTTCTGTATGCCGGGTGGGCAGTACAGGTCTTATGTCGAGCGCTATTGTCCTGACATTGCTGACATGTTCCGCGCGGTTAAGGTTCGATCAGACTTTGACGCAGAAGTGATCAAGCGAGAGGCTGTGAGAGAACAGATCTCGGTCGAGCTTTCGAAGCGTCAAAAGTCTTCGTCTGGCCTGGCGCTTGGGAAAGAGATGGCCTCGAGCGGACGTAGCTGGATCCTGTACCTGCCGGGTATGCTTCTAATGTTGGTCATTGAAGGCTTCATGGTTTTGGCGCAGTATGTCGCAAAGAGGCATCCCAAAGGTGTTTAACATGCAGGTTCTTACTCAGATCTTTTGGTGCGCCGTTCTATGGTATTGTTGCTTCGCGAACTTCGACGCCTTTCGATTTAGAAAGATGCCGATGCGGGCGCTTGGTCTGATTGGTTCTTTGATCGCTGCCTGGTATGGCTTCGAAGCGATCTTAGATCTGCAAAGTATGATGGTGGGGCTTGCCCCAATTAGGAATCTGGGTGTTGAAGTTCTGTTCTCAATCGGACTGGCTGCTTGGTTCCATTATCCGATGGATGGGGAGATGGCACGTGGACGAAGAGTACGACTTCAACGAACGTAACGAGCGGGTTGCTGACATGATTGAGCAGGCGGGTGACGGCAACGTCTCTGGCCTGGTTCAAAGTGTAAGAGATAGCACGATGATGAACATCAGCGATGCTATGATCTGGGCCTTTATTGTGGTTCTTTTCCTGCGGGCGCTGTCAGAGTTCATTCGTCGGACAGGTGAGGCGACACGGCCCATCGTGGAAGTTGCTGCAGAGAAGTGGCGGGAAAGCGACGACGATTACTCACCGACTGTGAAGACTAAGCGCTAAAAGTGCGTTGCCGCTCGTCGGCTAAAATCCATGCTTAGTGCATGGTCGATGTCATTCCAGCCGCAGATTCATTCGTGCGATACACGGTTGCCAGTTCCACGACTGGCCCGTTCACCTTTTCCTTTCAATACCTTGAAGATGCTGACTTAGAAGTTTTAGTGAATGGCATTGCGCCAACCTCAAACTATACCGTCACGCAAGGCGCTCCGCTTGAATACGCAGGGATCAATGGCGGGTCGATCACGTTCGACACAGCTCTTGCAGCAAGTGACATTCTGACGATTGCTCGGGTGACGGTGAAGAAGCGGGTCTCGAACCTGGTTGGCGCGTCTTTGACAGCCAACAATCTGAACGTCGATTACAATAAGATCGTCTACATACTTCAGGAGTTTTATCGCGATATCGGGCGCGCACTCTTGGCAGACTATGGCGCAAGCTCTGCTGGCCTAGACGCTGATTCGGTGGCGGCGCTTCTCCCCTATGCGGCAGACATTGAAGAGCTTGCTACACTGGATGCGGAGATCGCGGCGCTTGGCGCGATCACGGGCGACATTACTGCGGTAAGTGCAGAGATCGCTTCTGTTGTTACGTGTGCAACAAACATTGCAGCTATCGTTGCGGCCGCTGGCGGCACGTCGATTGATTGGAAACCTTCTGTCCGTGTGGCCAGTGATCAGGCTGGCACTCTGGCATCAGACTTTGCGGCAGGCGAAGCTGTCGATGGGATCACTCTGGCTGAGAATGACCGGATCCTTTTGAAAAACCAGACCGCCTCGGCAGAGAACGGGATCTACACGGTAAACCTTAGCGGCGCTCCTACTCGGGCGACAGACTTTGATGGAAGCGCAAGCGTGACGCCTGGCGCTGTTGCCTATGTTGAAGAAGGCACGGTGAATGAGAAGAAGCTATTCGTTCTCGAGACTTCAGGCGCGATTACAATTGGGACCACGGGCCTTACATTCCGCGATCTAACGGGATCGGGTAGCGCTTCGGGTAACTCTGCCTGGAAGCCGCAGGTCCGGTTGGCCACGACAGCAAACATTGATCTGGCAAATCTCAATACGGGTGACACCATTGACGGTGTGACGGTAGCCTTGGGTGATCGCATTTTGGTGAAGAGCCAAACGGCATCTACGCAGAACGGCATCTACATTGTGCCCGCTTCAGGCTTCCCCAATCGCGCCGACGATTTCAATGATAATACCGATGTTGAAGACGGTGCCTTTGTTTACGTTCTCGAGGGTGCCGCGGAAGCTGGAACGCTATGGGCTCTGACGACAACCGGGACTGTGACGATTGGAACATCTAACCTGGTCTTTGCTGAAGTGTCAGGCGGTGGCTCTGGTGCGAGCGGGCCCCCAACTTACACATCCATTGCTGGTTTGGTTGCCGGGTCTGCAGGCACGTCCGCTTCAAGTCGCGCAGTAGTGAATGATGCCTTGCGGGGCGGCGAGTTCCGCTGGCTTACAGGAGATCAGTCAGCACTGGTCACGCTGGATCCTCAGCAGGGTTTGTATGTCGCGCCGTCGACAGACGTTACGGGCGCCTCTGGCGTCTGGGTTCGTGTGTTCACGGGGCCTGCAATGGTCACATGGTTTGGCGCCCTGGGCGACGGCTCGAATAATGACACGACGCTTTGTCAGGCGGCGCTTGCAACTGGTTTTGATATTCACTTCCCCGGCGTGTCTTCGGGGAATTACTATAGCTGCAGCTCGGTCTTGAATGTCACGACACCTGGTCAGCAAATCACGGGCGACGGCAAGCGATCAGATATCAGGCAATCTGGTGCTGATGCCAGTGCCAACCTTTTCGTGATCACGGCAACAGATGTTCATTTCGAAAAGCTTAGCGTTCGGCCGGGCACGGTTACGAACAGCACATATCAGGGCTTTGCGTTCTACTTCTCGAATGCGGATAGAGCGCGAGTGACAGCATGTTATGGCACGCAGCATCGCCGCGGCATTGTGATGCTAAACAACTCGAGCGATTCAGAAATTGACAGCAACACGTTCGAAGTCTCGGTCGTGACGTCAGCATCAAACCCGGACAACTCGGACGCCGGCGCCGATATCTGGTTGGTGAATGGCACGTCTGATTGCCTGGTGCATTCCAACATTCTGCACCTTGGGTGCGGCAGCGGGATCTCGGTTCAAACGATCACGCGAACCAACTGCAACAACAATCTCATTTACAATAACATTGTCACGGAAGCGCCGTCTTATGGCATCTACCTTTACTGTGGTGACATTGCCGATGAGTGCGAAGGCAACGTGGTTTCTGATAACATTGTCGACACGATCTATGGATTTGTTGAAAGCATCGTCGCGAGCTCCAACACGTTTGGTGCCGGCATCTACTTCCAAGCGACAGGTCACAATATCTGCACGGGGAACAACCTGCACAATTGCAACGTCAACACGGATGCAGAGGTTCTTGCGCCGGCCGCTATTGGGGCAATCAATAATCGTTCGACGCAGATTGTCGGCAACAAGATCTGGAACACCAATTGGTATGGGATCATGGTTGCAGATCCGAATGAGAATAACAGCTTTGCCGATGCGCTCTTCAAGGTTTCTCAGAACAGCATCTACAGCCCGAACCGCGACGGCATCTATGCCAAGGATGTTCCCAAGGTACAGATCGACGGCAATGAGATTATCGATGGAACGATCCGCGGGATCTTTGTTCGCAACGTCAACACGACGACGACCGATCATGTGACG